GGATCTGCTCGCGATTTTTTTCTACATTTTGGCTCATCATCCCACGATCACCGCCTTGATTTGATACTTCCATTATACCAAAAAAAGACCTGAAAGTCTTGATAATACTAGCTTTCAAGGTCAAAAATATAGAAATATCCGAAGCGTTAACTTCGGATTTTGTCGACAGTCTGAGACACTTCCTTCGAAGTGCCTTAAATTTACTCTTATGGAAAAACGAGAACAATGTAGAACGCAAAGATTAAATGAATTAGAATGATAAAGCCTATTTAACAATGATTTTTAGAGACAGTCCATCTAGATTCTTGTGAAAAAATCTCTGAATAATCGAATTATATCAAAGAAGAATCGCGGCGAGCACTCTCATGACATTTGATGATTATAGGAGGTGGGGAGGTCTGCTTCTCATGGATACGATCATACCAAAATAGATAGTTGAAATGTTTTGGTATGATCGTGCAATATTTTAATTGTATAATAACGGTTGATAAAACATTGCCTAATTTACTAAAAAATAATTATCGTTCGCTATCAAGCATTTTCATCTGTTGTGAATTATACCGTTCGCCGGCTACTGCTTCATGAGGAACAGCGGCTTCAATATCTATTATATCGGCAGGACTTAACTGCACGTCCATTGCACCTAGAGTGGACTGCAGCTGTAAAGGGGTACGGGATCCTATTACAGGAACGATATCTTTCCCCTGGGATAAGACCCAAGCGATGGCAAGCTGTGAAACCGAAGTTTGTTTTTTATCGGCAATTTTACGTAAAGCTTCAATAAGAACCAGATTCTTTTCCAAATTTTCTCCTGAAAAACGTGGGAATCCATTTCTATGGTCTTTTGTATTTGACAATCGCTGTTTACTCCAGGTTCCGCCTAATAATCCCCTTGATAGTACACCATAGGGGCAAAGTGTAATGCCTAACTCCCGCAATACAGGTAATATTTCTTTTTCAATACCACGACTAAAGAGTGAGTATTCCATTTGTAGCCAACTTATGGGATGAACTTTATGAGCTCTACGTATATTCTCTACTCCAATTTCAGACAATCCAATATTACGGACATAGCCAGCCGTTACCATATCGGAAATGGCACCAATAGTATCTTCGATAGGCACATCAGGATCGAGACGTGAAGGGTAATACATGTCAATATATTCAACTCCTAGCCGCTGCAGGGTATAAGCAAGATAATTTTTGACGGCTCCAGGGCGACAATCTGGGGAGCCCCATCCACCGTCAGGGGTTCGCATATGCCCGAATTTCACGGAGATATATGCTTGATCCCTCTTCGAACCCTTGAGTGCTTCAGCCAAAAGCATTTCATTATGACCGGAACCATAGAAATCACCGGTATCAAATAGATTAATTCCTGCATCAAGAGCTTTATGAATGGTAGCAATGCTTTCCCTTCGGTCTGAAACGCCATAGGTGGACATTCCCATACATCCTAAACCAACAGAAGTAACCCATTGACCGGCTTGTCCAATCCGTCTTTTTTCCATAACAATCCATCTCCTCAATTGAAAATATTATATATCATAAGAACAAGCTGTAAATTTGCTTATTTGGGTGTATTAAGCGAATCTCAGATCTTTTCATATTAAAATGTGCAATATTGACAACAAGGACCATTCGTTTCAGGTGAAATTCGATTATACTTGAATTGATAGGGTGTTACTATTTGCAGCTTTAAAATAGATATAATCTTATTAAACTTCTTTTCTAATCTAGATTATTTCTATTAAGAATAAAACTCATGGCGAATCTACTACAAAATGATACAATGCACACCCCTTAGCCAAAGCCCAACGATTTGAGAAAGAGGGGTGTGCATTTTTTCAGGGTGTGCAATCAAAAGCATAGTCTTTTCAAAATTCGTGATCTGAGACCATTGTATCAAGCTAAGTTTACTACAGTTATTTTTCACTTTTATACGAACTTAATTTTTTCTTTGTTTCTAAGTATGATTTTTGAACTACAACTTTCAATTTATCTGTCAGTTTACATCGAACCATTTATTAAGATAATTATATTTCACAAAACCACTAATTTCCAATAACCTAGCATAACCTTTTATCCTACATTGAATCAATCTTTCTTATTTCATCAACTATTCTCTTGAGTTTACTGATTTGTATACTAATTTCGTTAAATTCGACATTCTTCAAACTATGAACAATATTGTTTCTAAATGCATTTAAGGTTTTTATTTCATTATACAAAGATTTGGAATATAAATTGAGGTTTTCACTATTCTTTATTACATTTGCTAATGATTCGTAGCGATTATATTTAGAATAATTTCTTAACTTTTCATCAAGTTCATTCCATAATAGTAGAAAGTCCCCAACGTCACCGTCATGAAACCCTCTATTATTTTCTGTTTTAACCTTATCAGCGATTTCTAAAAATTTGTCATCATCAGGATATAGAAACCATCGCCTAAGTGGCGAGAAATCAGTACCCCAGAATGACTCATTATTTGGGAACTTAAACTTTCCAACAAGTCGCGAATTAAAGTCTAATTCATTTTTACTCTTAGAATCATAGATATAAGTAATATCTGTTGTCCCAGCAACAAAGCCTTCTTGATAATAGGGTCTTTTAGCATCAGGAGGCGATATACTTAATAATCTTATTAATATCACATCCTCTTCTGAATTAACAGTTATCCTATTGGAGAGATATGGTAGACCTAACACGTAAATATACCCATAGTCCTCCTTGCTCTCCAGAACTGCAAATGTACACGCAACTTGCAAAGAATGAGTAATATCTAAATAGGGTGTATCACATACACCATAATGTTGCAATATACTCCATTGAATCTGTTGTTTACGCTTCAACTCATTGATTCCACTTAATTTATAGCCCTTTGCTACTTCAACTAGTAATTTTGATGATGAGTCTAATAATTTAAAACGACTCATTATTTCGTCTTCAGTCAATTTTCCTCTGTAAATAGAAGGATATATTGAAGTAGTATTATTTGAGTTCACATAATCTGTATTTTGTCCTCGATAATACAATATAAGAAATGGGTTCTCATAAGAAATATGTGCAATCTTCTCAAGTAATTCCACATACGTGTTTACATGTATTGGAATGTCAGTTGCGATTTTTTTAGCGTTTTCAATTGCCTTCATGTCAACACTTCACTCTTCTATTAAACTTAAAATTATTCAAAACACTCTTATATCAATGAATCAAATAGTAATTGTATTTTATCTAATGACTTCTGCACCTCAACTTTCAATTTGTCAATGTGATGAACAAACTCCTTAAATCTTTCCGATTTTCAATAGAAGGAACAATAACGTTCAAATCATTTAAGATTTTCAGATTTATGTTTTTCTGTGCTGATTCAGGTGCTTGTTTTTCTAAGAGCTGCTGGAAAAATGCAAACCAGTAATAAATGAAAACATTGTTTGTACTTGCATTCGGATCAAAACCAACATCACTGTCAGGAAAACAAGCATCGAAACTCAAAATACTCGTTTTTGTGGGTGGTAAGCTGATTTTACAGTTGAGGGGGTGCGGACAAAAACCTGGACTTAAAAAAAATTCAGGAGGTGCGCATGTTTTCCTATAAAGAAAGAATGAAGGCAGTAAAACTACTCATACAGTATGATATGAGTTACGCTACAGCGACTCGTGAGTTGGGATATCCTACGAGGAGTATTAGCCTATCCCCTTGCAAAAAACTGACTTTCAAATTCACAAAACAAGATAGACCTTAGAGATGCAAATTGACTAATTGAGCGAAATTCTAACTAAAGACTCTCCACATTTCGGATTCTGCTTCTCTTACAACATTTGTGATTTCAGCATATTTTAAAAACCCTCGACCGGCTTGTATGGCTCCGAATAATATCGCACCCCAAGTTATCGTGTACGAATCTCCATTAGCTGCTGCTAAATAACTACCAACACTAATAATTAAGCCACCCAAAAACCAAGCCAACCCAATTAGCGCAGATTTTCTTGCTGCATCTTTATATGGTTCAACTTGAGCATACAGCCTATGTATATAGTTTTCTATATCTGCTGCAGTAACGCTATCTTCATTATAATCCTCTGTCGAATAACCGTTATAATCATACAAGTCGTAGGCAGCCCTATATGTATCCCAGTGATTTTTCTTAATTGGATCTGAAAGTATTGAGTAGGCTTCTGCTGCTTCTCGAAATTGAGCCGTCAGTTGTGAATTTCCATTGTTTAAATCAGGATGTGAGCTTTTAGCTATTCGACGAAAAGCTGCTTTAATTTCTGCGATCGAAGCATGCTCTGCGACACCGAGTATTTTGTAAGGATTGTCCATTTAATTACCCACTCTCTTCATTTTAATTTATATGCTAAACATCTTTTCACGGTATTGATATATCTACAACTAACCAATTTGCAAACCACACTCGAAAACTTTGTCAGATAGAAAACATGCTTATTTTGACGGCTCTCATTTTTAACTAAACTGTTAGATTTTGAGAAAACATCCATTGGGGGCAAAAGTTTCCACACCCAGTTTAAATACCAAATTTTACTTGGTTTTAAATTCAACGCTTGGAAAGAACTGTAGTGATAATTATAACTATCCTTCTGACTTATTTTCTTCGTTGTCAGAAGGTTTTTTCTTAGCAAAAGGTTTACCAATTTTCTCAATAAAGTCATGTCGCTCTTTTTCCTTTTGTGCTTTTATTGCTTTGCTAGCTAAAACTACTTCATCATTAACGTAATAAACCCAAATACGGTCACCCACATTTAATCTTATTCCCACTTTTTTTTCATTTGAATACGTAAGCTTTGTAACTTGCCCGTCTACTTTCTCAGCGAAGACAACATTGGGTTGTTCCAGTTTTTCAGTAATTTTTAATCCCAAAGCTTCCAAATCTTCTCGAGCATCATAGATATTTAAACCTATAACGATTGGTACTTTAAATTCCTGAGGAACGTTTTCTAATAGATGTCTGCTTTTATCAATTACTTCTTGTGTCAAATAATAAACTTTAATAGTTGTTCCTGGATTGACGCGAGACCCAAACCTTGGTTCAGTACTCATCACTTCATTTTCAGATTCATCTGCATAGGCTGAGCTTGGATTTGCGATCGCAGGTGTCGGTATTAAATTAAGATCCTCTTTCAAGATTCTTAAAGCTTCATCGATATGAATATCTTTCAGATCCGGAATCTTCACTAGGCTTTTCTGTTTTTCAACTAAGTCATTTCCGATCTTTGCACCTAATTCTATAAGTTCTGGAGCGAATACTTTTGCTACTGCTTTCCCACCTTTTAGTACTGTATTCCATTTGCCCATTTTCTACTCTCCTTATAATTATTGCTTGTTTTAGATATCGAAATCATTTAAGGCAACAAGTTTTTCGTAATTTACAGCACTCAAAAATATTTTCCAATCTTTTTACCACTATTTATAAAAATACCATATTTATAAATTTCCGTCAAATGAATCAAAATCATACAAATTTATTTCTAAAAATAAACCGCATCAAAACCTTACGCGGCGTCTATAGTACTATTACAGATTTCGTGGAATGAAATAGCTCATCTACTACAAAATGGTACTAAGTACAATATGATTTTTAACTCCACGTTTTGATTTTCAATATATCTGCAATTGTTTCTGTTTCCGGTATCTGTGCAGTTTCAAGGATTTGCGTCAAATCAAAGATACGTGTACCCATAGGAGCCCTAGGCGTGATTTTCTTGAAATCTGTTTCGTAAAATTTCTCAACGAAGAAATATCTATGCTTAGTAGACCTTAAATCATATCCATGTTCATCGCCATCTTCGATAGATCTAAGGATCTTATTTCTCCTCTCCTCGGTCAACTCGCCATATTCTGACTCATATTGTAATTCACCATCAGTTTCAATTGCTAAAATACGCGCACAAACCTTACCAATAGCGCGAATACTTTTATTTTTATATAGGCTTAAATAATCATGAGCTCTAAATCCACGTTCTGCTTTATCATAATAAACATTTTCATTCACATTAAAATTAAGAGTTACACCTGCAAGCTGCATCCTCATGTATTTCCATGAATCTGAAACTGTAATTAAGCCATCATTATAGCAATAGTTCAAATAATCGTCCAAAACTTCCTGCATTTCATAATCTCTATCATCAATCACTTCCTGGATAGCATTCGCAAGATTTTCAAAAGTAGTATTTATATGAATAATATGATGCTTTTGACCAGAGTTGTAATTCTTCAGATGGAGTTCAAATTCATTTTTCTTATTTTCTGCCATTAGTTCAGGAGCTAATGTAAGCATCACTTTGTACTTTTCATCTTTGAATGATTCCAAATGCTTCATGAGCTGAACAGAATAAAACCAATCCCACATTTTCGTTTCAACGACTATCTTAAAGCTCTCTTGTGTGATCGTTGCATCAGGAACACTATTTACGCTTTTCTCTTGCAAAGTAAATACAATTTCTGGTTCGAAAGTATCAGAGAAAACTTCGGACTTTAGAAAACGAAAAAACTTATCCGAAGAATATTGATATAAACGTGATAATAACAACATGGTATTTGCGGTAGCTACATTTTCTTTTGCATGGTATCGCTGAAAATAATGAATTCTCATAATTGCTGATCTCCTGACTTTATCTTTTCAAAGCTTCTAGTTGGTCTAAGAAGCAAAGTGATGAAACTTCAATGTGATAATGGTGTCCAATTTCTGACTTACAGTAATATATGAGCATTATCTTTCATCATGCTCTTAATCAAAACTACTTTCAAATATTTACCACCAATATCTATATCTTTTTAACTTTTTTTGATCCTCATCTTTGCTATGTTCCCTAACGCCAAACACCTCATCTTCTTTGGCTGTAATTGGATCGAACCAGTCGGCTTTGCCTTTGGCCCATTTCACCCATTGATGAACTTCTTCAGTAAGTTCATATTTTCTATCACCTTCGATAGCTGCAATGTAACACCTAATTCTGCATGCTCTTTCATAATCAAGAGCTTCATTCTCAAGAGCCCAAGTCTTTTCAACTTCAATATCATGAAGTCGTTCCCGCTGTTCTTTTAAGCGTTGCGCTTCTTGACGTTTCAGTTCTTCTTCCTCTTTTTTCAGTCTTTCGATTCTAACATCTTCTGATTTTTTATAAACAGCAATTAAAATTTTATCAAGCATATCTTCAACTTTTCCATATCCGCTATCTCGGAAATACTCACTATTGCTTATAATGATCTTAATTTTTCCATTAAAAAAGTAATCATACTTTCTAATATTAGGCTTGCGCCAGTTTCTATTTTCATACTCGGCTACTTCTTTAGCTTCCTTCTTTGAAAGTATGTGCTCTGCTTTATCTTGGGCTTCCACTATGTCAAAGGGTACTCGCTCACCTCGTATCTGCAACGAAAGATCTTGATTTACCGCACCGCCCAACTTCTCAACCTGCCTATAAAGCCTATCTAGAAGAATGAAAACTCGCGGCAGTGTTTTTTTTGATAAAGTTCCAGCTAAAAAAGGGGGTTTCTTAGAGAAATTGCTCAAACTTCTCTGCGCGAATTCGTATTTAATATCTTTATCGTTCCATTCTTTTATAATCTTCTTATATTCTGTTATCTTACTGTGTAAGCTTGTTTTACCTCCAAGAGACGACAAATTATTAGCGACAATTAAAACCTTTATCCTCTCTTCTTCGGTTAAAAAGAGTAGCTGTGCGTCAAAATTTTCTAATATATTAGCCTTATCCATACTCTCAATTTGCTTAATTGGTGAACTGTCATCAATGACAATTGTTGTTGGGCTTTCAATTTCAACCTTGACAACTTGTAGATTTTTCTTTGATACTTCTTTTGGTAATACAATAATCAAGCCTTCCTCACCAACTAAAGCTGCTATCGAAACTGTTTTTCCAAAACTGATCTGAGTCCAATAACCAGAAGGTGGCACAGGTATATTGTTTTCTTTGCAAATGCCCAACAATTTCCCGTATGGCACATTATATTTTTTAGATACTTTCACCGCTGACATTGCCCAGATTTCATCATAAAGTTCTTTCCGCGTCATCCGAATCTCATGTTCATCTGCCATTATTGTCTCTCGTTTCTTTATTTTATTTAATCATGAAGTAAGTTTTCGGGCTAATTTTTGTTTAAGATCCATATAATCGCCGATTGTATAAATCGCAATTTGTTCACAGTACCTGATTGCATTTTTCAAATCTTCATATTTTATCTTTAATCTTCATTTTATCTTCAGGTAAATTCTTAACATGCATTCTTCTATGGCAATTTGGACATAAGGCTACTGTATTTTCTATAGTGTCACTTCCCCCTTGGGATAGCCACTCGACATGATGGCATTCCAAATATGGTTTACCTTCGTTATCATGAAAGGGCGCTTGTTTCTCGCATAATTGACAAATGCCGTTGGCTCTACGCTTAGCGTATTCTGCAACATAAACGTCTCTTATAAAAGCATTGCTTAATACAAACCGACTGCTTACTTTGTTACTGCCATTGTATTCAGCTCGTTTTCTAAGTTCGCTAAGCGGCAACTTTTGTGCCGACTTTTCCTTACTTTTTAAATATTCTTCTATAGAAGTCTCATAAACATTTTGTGCGTCTGTTTGTACTTTAAGCGGAAACATCCATACCTTTCTTGGTAGCCCGTCATCCCCTATTTGTGTTTCTTGATAAGGTTGTTCAGTGAGATTAACGATCCCTCTATAAATATACTGAGTTGGGACAAGCACTTCAAATAAGTGAACGTTGACACCATTAGTGGCAGATTCTGCTAAAGTTCTGTTTTGCATAAAATTGATATCTTGATCGCCTTTTTTACCCATCCCGGTATAATGAAGTATATCCTCATACCATTTATCATCGTAGAGTCCTTTTGTGTGATCACTAATAATTACAAGTGAATTTGTAGCTCTTGAACGACGCATACCTCCCATATTGCCACATTTAAACTCTTCAATGAGATCGAAATGGCTTACAACACCACCAACAATGAGTTTTGTTAACATACTCACAAATTCACCCTTTCTTGATAATCAAGATTCTGCGAATCTCACCCAGCTATACATTTCCATATTTAACATTATAAAATATTTGTTGAAACATTACAATTCTAACTGTAAATTGACAGGACTTTGCAAGTATTTACTATTCAAAGTTCCAATAGTTATCAGTTATGCTTTTGTTAACAATAAGTACACCTACAAAAAGGTTTAACTATATTGTAACGCTGCGCTACTTTATCGTTAAACCATCCTTTGTAATTCTGTCTGCTATTTTAAGAAACAAAAGAGCCAAATTTCTTATTTTAATATGCTTGTGCCGTCCTTAAATTCGAATTCCAACTCGCCGTTTGATTTAATGGTCACTATATCGATCGCTGCCACCCAAAGCTTCTCATCAAATTCTTCAAGTGTACTCTCACGACTTGCGAGGTTCTGAATAAAGCCCTTTAGTATGAGACTTTTACTTTGACGCTTTCGTTTCAAAACTTCAAGTTCGGTTGCACGCTCCAAGGCCCTCCTGTGTTTTTCAAGAAAGCCATTGTTTCGTTCATGCCATTCATCCTGATCTATTGCAGAATGGGCATTTTCATGGATGGCTTTCCTTGATAACTCTGCGGCCACTTCAATTTCCTGGTGCAACCCAACTATCTCTGAATCGATCTCAGTGCAATCACAAAGTGATTTCTGAGCTAAACGGCAATTGGCAATCAGTTCTTCCTTATGCTCCATAATTGAATTGAAAGCTTCTAAAAATTTCTGTTTGACTTTTTCCTCGGTTACATGAGGGGTGGTGCACTTGGTATCACCTTTGTATTTCTGGTTGCAACACCAAACCACTTTTCGATATTTTGTATTGGAATTCCAAATCTTTGAGCCATAAAAACCGCCACATTCCTCGCACACCAGTTTTGTTGCCAATGGACTTTGGCAGGATGTAGGTCGTCCTAGCTTCTTTCGACGCTCAATCTCAACCTGAACCGCATCAAATTCATCTGGCTCAATAATGGCTGGGTGACTATTGTGGACATAGTACTGAGGAACTTCCCCTTCATTTGCCTTCATCTTTTTGTTAAGGAAATCAACTGTAAAACGCTTCTGCAGTAGGGCATCACCCTTGTATTTTTCGTTAGTGAGGATGGAATTAACGGTAGAAACCTGCCACCTATTCTTTCCGCCAGGAGATGGAATGCCTTTATCGGCAAGGTGTCTTGCAATTGCTGATGAAGTTTTTCCTTCCATAAATAGGCGGTATATTGTGCGGATTATTATCGCTTCGCTATCGACAATTTTTGGTGTGCCATCATCGCCCTTTTCATATCCTAGGAACCACTTATAAGGCATGTTGACTTTTCCATCAGCAAATCGCTTCCGCTGACCCCAGGTGACATTTTCAGAGATGGATCTACTTTCTTCCTGCGCCAATGAACTCATGATCGTAATGAGCAATTCGCCCTTGCCGTCAAAGGTGTAAATATTTTCTTTTTCGAAAAATACCTCAACACCCTTCTCCTTAAGCTTACGAACTGTTGAAAGGCTATCCACCGTATTTCTGGCAAATCGGCTGACGGACTTGGTGACAATAAGGTCAATTTTTCCAGCCAAAGCATCAGCCACCATACGGTTAAACCCGTCACGCTTTTTTGTATTCACAGCACTAATTCCTTCATCCGCATAAACCTCGACAAACTCCCATTCAGATCGCTCTTTGATGTACTTGGTATAGTAGTCAACCTGTGCCCCATAGGAAGTGAGTTGTTCCTCGCTATCTGTAGAAACGCGAGCGTAAGCTGCCGTTCTTCTTTTAATTGATGGATTGCTACTTTGTGCTGAGGTTCGATGTAGGGTAGCTGGTATAACTCTAACCTTAGAATCCATCCTTAACACCACCTTTCGAAATCCTGCGGGCAGTTTCTCGCATCTCTTCAGTCCAGCTTTCTCGACGGGATTTGTGCTGCCATGTCCTTTCGACAGAATGTCCATCTCGAAAGATAAAAGTCAATAACCCTTGTCCCGGAACCAAGATTTCGGCAATATCATTTACAAAAACGTCTGTGTTGAATTTCTCGACTCCAAGCACTTCCATGCTAAGCAAATACAGTACGTTTTCCGGTATCTGCTTTGAAGAGCACACGGACTTTCCCTCCTGTAAGTAGTTCGAACAATACCAAGCCGCCTTGCCTCTTTGAAGTTTCCGCTTATAGTTCTTTCCGCAGTTTTCACAACGAACCAAGCCGGTAAAAGGATATTGATTCGTGGGAATATTTTTTACTTCGAATTTCAATCTTCGCTCTTCCAGAACAGCTTGTGCTCTTTCAAACAATTCTAGATCAATAATTGCAGGATGTGTATCTTCTGCATAATATCTTGGCAAATGGCCTTTATTTCTAATCAATTTTTTCAACAAATAATCCTCAACGAACTTCTTTTGCAAAAGAGCATTGCCAGTGTATTTTTCATTTTTTATAATCTCTATAATCCGTTGATATCTCCACTCACCCCCAAAAGGTCTGTGAATCTTCATCTTCTTCAACTTTTCCACAATTTTTCTGCCCCCCATTCCGCCAACATAGTCTTCGAAAATCATACGAATGATATTCGCCTGCTCAATATCGATTTCGACTTTGCCCTTGATAATTCGATACCCAAACATGAACCTGAAATTTACCAGCTCACCATTCTCAAATTGTTTGCGTATACGCCATTTGCAGTTTTCACTCACTGATCGGCTTTCTTCTTGTGCATAGCTTGCAAGGATGGTCAGCATCAGTTCGCCATCACCACTGAGTGTGTGAATGTTTTGTTCTTCGAAGAATACGTCCACACCCATGCCTTTGAGCTCGCGTACCGTTTCCAACAAGTCGATCGTATTGCGGGCAAACCTTGAGATAGACTTTGTCAGTACCAGGTCGATCTTCCCGTTTCTGCAATCTTCAACCATGCACTTGAATTCAGGTCTATTATTCTTGGTTCCTGACATCGCTTCATCAGCATAAATCCCGGCAAACAGCCAGCCAGGATGCTGCTGAATAAAGTCGCTGTAATAGCTCACTTGTGCAGTAAGGGAATGCAACATCTCATCCTTGCCGGAAGACACCCTAGCATACGCCGCGACCTTGGTTAAAGTGGGTAATGCCGCTATGATTTTTTCCTTTTTAGTGATGGTCTTACTCATCAATTTTGCCTCCTTTCGCAGTTACATATATCACTCTAAAAGCCCCTAAAAGCAAGCACTTTCAGCGGTATATGCTGCCTTTTGGAAAGCCGTATTTGTCGGCTATGAGGGCATCAATTTCTATATATTCTTCTTCACTAATGATGCCTTGCTCAAGCCATTTTCGAAAAACTGTCACAGCTATGCGGTAATGAAGGATCGCCTGTTGCTTACTCATGTCGCACCGCCTTTGCCTTCCCATAGCAGGCGCGTGAACAGTATTTGCGATCCCGTTTGCCATAGCCCTCAAAAGTTTCTCCACAGGTCTCGCAGGTGAAGTGTTGAACGTTTTTTCTGGTTACCGTTTCCGGATGAGCATTCCACCAGGCCATCCGGCACTTATCTGAGCAGTAATGCTTTTGCTTCTTACCAGAGGTTTGTTTGACCGAGGTTCCACACTGGCGGCAATAGGTAGCGCTCACTGATTCTGGTGCCACCAAAGCGAATCCTCCGAGGTTGTTTCTGCGGCAGTAGGATTTTATTGTATTCTCCGAGATGCCAAGAAAACTAGCTATTACCGTGTAGCTTTTGCCTTCTTTACGCAATTTTTGAGTTGCATCTTTTTGCTGGTTGTTCAAAGTCGTCACCTCCTAGCTTAGAAATCGCTCTTACTACCCAATGGAGGCAAACAAACCGTTTGAACGAAAAATCAGCAAAAATAATAATGCCTACCAAAAGACAACTCTTTCGATAGACATTACAACATAAAGATCCATTCAGAACATTCCATCATCTTGGCATCAAATGCGACAACTCTAACAATTTAGGTCGTGGGTGCCTCTGTGCTATCTGCCAAAAATATCTCTTCTGAGTAATTTATAAATGTTAGTTTCTTGCGTTATCAACGGAGCCATTGTATCACGCAAAAAAGAAATTGTATCATTACCACATTTTGTTAACCCGAGGGCTTTCTTTGTCTCAGTGAAAAACAAACCAGACGCAGACTTCAAATCATCAGTAGGATTCCCACGTGCAATGGACTGTCTTAATGCTTCTTCCTTGATTGCTATTATCTCACCGTATTTTTCTAACTTATCACAAACCATACATAGCCTTTCAATAATTTCATCTTCAAGCAAGTAAGATTCAAGTTCTCGTAATGACAACACAGTTATATTTAGAATTTTCAGCTCTTCAGTTTCTTCTAAGCTTCTATCATCTCTATCTATCAGTTTAATGATTATATGATAAGGGTTCACTTTTTTGATTATCTCAAATAGCATTTTATCTTCTGTCTCGATATCTTTGCACGACCCAACAGAGCAAAATACTGCGTTAGGAAACTCCAATGAAAATATTTTCGTATAACACTTCTCATCAAAATTCGAATTTTTTATTCCGCCAGAATTGCCCTCGCAAAAAATAATGAATTTATCGGTTTCTTTTCTAATGCTGGTAGTATTATGGGAATTATCAATTTGATAGTCTCTAACCATATATGTGACTTGATTACTACCTTCGGCCATTCTTATGGCCTCAAGGCATAAAATATTAATCATTACTGCTGGAGCACCCTGAATATACCAACAACCAACTTCGTTTTGCTGACTTAATAACCATTCCTTGGCTTTTTCAACATACCTTTGGTATCCTACGGGTTTTGTTAAAGATAAGGCTGTCATTGCTAAACAAGTAGATAAAATACTTCCTTTTTCATCTTTGGACGTTAGCGGCCAAGCTCCAGAAACCAATTGAGTTTGGAACAATAGTAATAATGCTTGATCTAAAATCTCCTTGTTTATATTAGTTGGATTAATACGTTGCCAAGCGAAAGCAATTATACTTGCAGTTGGCACATAATCAACGTAAGTAAAACCTCTTTGCTCTTTGGCTGGTTCTTCCCAATACCGCTTCCATGGCTTCGCAGGATCGATATTTCCTACGCATATTCCGTATAATAGTGCTTCTAAACCGAATTTTGAGGCCTTCCTAAGTAAAAAGTCAGACCTACAATAAAAAAACAATGGATACAATGAATAAACTTGGTCGACCCCGCCTTGATAAGCTGTAGATATTTCTTGAGCGTACACATCAGCCCATGGTTCGTATTCATTTAGTTGAAACCATTCCATTGCTCTAAAGAAGGTTGAAGATATAAAATCTTCTTCCTCATCTCTAGCGCTTAGAAAACTTGGAAACATAATCGAATGTTTAAATAAATCTGCAAGCTCAATTAATGAAATCTCTTTCTTCTTAGCTCTTTCTATTAATTTTTTATCATTATTATTTAGCAATCGATCTCTTTCAACATCAACACATATTGATTTTCTCCATGCTTCACTTAATTCGTGTGATGAAACAAGCGATTCTCCCTTGCTCTTAAAATATATAAGTGCTTCGAGATCGGCATCTGCGGTAGTCTTTAATGCATACGGATAGAGCCAAGCTTCTGCTTTTTCAATTCCTGACGGAACTAATACAAAAGCTTCTTGAAATTTATCTCTGATTGTAATCAGTTCGGGAATGTCTTCTTTAATTTCGGATCTGAACCCTAATGGCAAAAATTCATGAATCTGTGGCTTATCGCTATCTGGTTTTTCTCTTGATTTAACGTCCCGTATCTCGTATGCCCTTATTTTTATTTTATCTATATCAACAAAGTTATATATTTCTGGAATATAAATATCAATTGTCTGAAAGACACCCTCCAGAGAATACATACCCCAGTAATATATCATCTCAGATGCAAAAATCCAAATTTTAGATAATTGTCGTACACTTGCTGTCCGAATAAAAACCTCCATCTTTTTTTCATTTAAACAATTCAATAGCCTTACCTCACTATTCGTTATATATTCAACATCCAACCTGACCACACAACCCCGGAAAATCCAAAAAACATCTAAATCGACCACTCGCGAACCACTGATATCTAAACTGACCACTCGTCAAGCACCGACATCTAAATTGCTCTGTCACGTTCAAAATCATGCCTTTGGACTTATTCCCACGAACCGATATTTTCACGATCTTATCACATCAGATTTTTACTCTCAAACCTCGAAAAGCCCTTATTCCAAGCCTTTTTCACACTCTTTCATCTCTACCCTTGACATCAATACTACCGTCTCAACGTGGGTCGAACCATTTTCTATGATGTCAGATACTAATTTGGGTATATGACGTAAGTGGGAACAGGTCGATGACCTTTTTGCGTTTTCGAGGCATGCGGTAACATGTCAAAGTCTTTATCTGTTCGTGAGAACATATCAATCAGAATACGGATTATTCACATACCCAGCTGGATATGCCTCGATATGGTCCGCAAACGGTGGAAAGAGCGAAAGCACATTATCAACAAAATCATAAAGATTATCAATATCATCCAATATTTTAACAGGGACCCTTTGTCTTACTCAAAAGTTATTAAATCAATTCTTATCTTTTACCCATATACATTGTTTCAACATACAAGCATTTAAAATATTCTGCCCAAGAAGCATCTATTCTACCGCTGACAGTAACATTGTCACCTTCACTGACAGCCTTGCTAACTGAGTTCAACCATGTTCTATCCCCTACACGAATTATGAGTCCATCATATATAGAATAGTCATAGGTACCTAGTGCAGTTGTTCCGTCATAATCTCCTCCAGTTACATTGATAATATGACTAGTTCCACCATCATATGTTAAATGGTGCGTTACATACGCATCAAACTCAACATACTGACCATCATACTTGCTGCAAAATTGAATATATGACATATCTTTGCTTGTAAGTACATTGAGCAAGTCTGGACAATTATCAACCGTCAATAATGGCGATTCATTATAATATATAGAAATCTCTGCATTTGAGTTGAACTCATCACCTGCGTTCCATGGGTCAGTACTGACCCTACCAGTTTCTATCACCATTTCACGTATGTTAATCCTAAAATTATCATCATCTGGATCACAAGGAACTGCATGAATATTTGTAAAGCCTAATCCTTTTAGATGCTCTGTTAAAGTCTCTATTGTCCATTCTGAACCAATATAATCAGAAGTACTATTAGGCATCTTTATTTCACCATTAGGCATTGAATTAGATGTATTCTTTTCTTTCGATTTAGATTCATTATTATCTAGTTCAACCGAATCATTATCAGTTTTGTTTGGAAAAGTATGATAATAAACAACGACAGCTGCATTATTGGCAACCCACTTATCTGGCGAATATTCAAAATCTCCATCAATTGATACCTTTTGGACTTCGCCATCACCCGTTAACCATCCAATCACCAAGTCATCGATTCTTTCTGTTGAAATATTTGTAAATCCCTTTTTTTCAAATATTACGATAACATCCTCGTACTTTCGTCCTTTCAGGGCACTTGAACTAGGTGGTGTTTTTGCTTGTCCACTATGTCCATCTGAACTGCCACACGCCGACAATGACACACATATTAAAAGAATTAAGAACAAGGATAATATTTTTCTCATGGTTAATCCTCCTATCTTTTTGACAAGATATGATTTGAGATCACTACATTTGCATCCGACAAGAATTTTCTTCCACCTAATGTTACTTCATGTCAATTTACTGTAATTGATTCAACCACACCAGGTTTTTTCATTAATCCTAAATATTAATCATTAAGTGGTACACATTTAATATTTATAAATCCTGCCTCCCTAATTCTCAAGCAAACATTTTATCAATTTCCTATTGCTTGATCAGTGGTTAGAGCTTCAACATCATCACCACGCACTCCACATATGTTCGGACCGAAGTCCGGCTACCATTGCGCATTTTAGCGGTTTCGCGGGATTGTACGACCCCTTAAAATTGCAAGGGGGGCGCTTTTATTAGGCTCTTAATCTTTGCGCAATTATATAAAATCAACTTTTTTTCAACTCAATTGTCCTTAGAATAATTTCTTTTCTTGGCTCCTTGCTACCTTTTATCATCGATTCAATGATCGCTACCGATTTTAGTACTGTATCTATGCTAATATCCGGAATTTCATCATTATCATTTAGATATCCATTAAGATACACAGCCGAAGGATTCTTAATTCCCATTCTCTCACAGACTAGCCAGCATACACATTCAGCTTCAAACTCACGTTCATATAAATCTAGCCAACGTCTATCTTCCCACCACTTCGGATTGGGAGTCCCAAGGTGACCACAATACATATGTCCCAATTCGTGAAGAATCGTTGCAAATTTAGTTTCTTTTGGATGCGCTCGATTAACCACCATATTAAACACAACCTGCAACCACATTTCTTTGTTTCCTTTAACCATCCTTATTTCATTTGAATGATCACCAGTCTGAATAAATCCAGCACTTGAAGCGCCTCTATCAGATTCACAATAAAGTATACCATCGCATCTTAAGTTATCAGCAAATTGTTTAAATACAAAATCAGAGATCTCACCTTCCGTTTTAAAAGGATTCAATAATTTTTCTGGAAAGGGGTCCTTTCCGTAAGTATCCATTAGTTCGAATACAAATGAGACTGGACCAAAAGGTCTTAATATGACTAGCGGTCTTGCTCCAGGATTAATTTTCCTATTGAATCGCCTCACCCAATCTGAAGCAGATGCAATGTATTTACTACCTGGTTTTTGAATATGAATTAGCATTGCATTGTAAGGTGCTATTTGAGGAAATTTCTTTACAAACTCAAATAGCCCTTTCAATTCATTACTCTTACGATATGTGCCGATTTCTAGAAACAACTTATCCAATTCAGGGATACTTTTCTTTTTCATCTAAACTCCCTCCCCGTAAGGTTTTTTATTCCCCTATAAATCTCTTCATAAAGTATCACCCCACTAATCTCTAAGGCATAAAGTCCAAGAACAACATTGCCTTTTTATCTTCATAAGATGCAAACTTAACGTTCCATCGGCGTTCCATAAATTCAAGGAGTTTATTCCCTCGCTCTAGGATAGCACTAGCATCCCAATCACTAAAGGCAGCTACTTCAATTTCACTGTGAGATCCATCGGTGTAACCTTTATGTGATTTCCCCGTTGGAGATTTCTTATCCGGGAAACTATCATTCTGCATACTGGAATTCTTACTGCTTGATAATGGTAACAAATTTCCCAAAGATCCCATTAAATATTTCTTTTGTTCATCGGGAAAACTAACAAATGCATTTTTCCAATAGTCTTTATCTGGTGTTTGAGGATAAACGTGCTCTATTGATACTTTATCCTTTTCGCTTTTTACAAATAGCGTCCAGTCAATTTTAGGATTACCATTTTGCATAACCTTTTCTTGTTCATATTCATATAGGAAGTAATGAAGTCCATTCCACCAATAAAAGCCACCGCCGTTTTTATAATGTCTACCAATGTAAGCCCTAAATGACTGAGTGTCAAAGGCAGTTTCAGGACTCAGCCACTCTTCAAGTCTTCCTTTTAAGGTAGCACATATATCATCTATCGAAACATCGCCATTACGCAGCTGCTTGGTAAGTCTATAATATTCACTGTTTCTATACGTTGATAATGCTCGACCAACCCGGAAAGCTAAGAAAATGAATCTTTCTATTTCTTTAAATAATTTTATTCTGCTTTGTGTACTAATACCCGATCTTACATACGAAGCCACCACAAGCGGCCTGAAGTAAGCAATCCCTATTCTATTCAGTCTATCCAGCCAAAGTTGCTCTTCTGATGTCAAATCTGAATTATTCAATGGATAGAATGAGTTGTACCAATGCACAGCTGCAGACTGAAGGCTCTTTACATAATCCGATATTTCTTTCGGAGCAAGTTTTGCACGCATAACTGATTTGTCTTCTGTCCCGTTTTCTTCAGGTTCATCTTCGTCATCTTGATCTCTTAATTCAGTTATTGTTGTTATAGAATCCAATTTTGCTTCCGTTTTATTAAAAACACTCTGAGGAGTAAATTTTTCTTCAAGAAGAAATTTGATATAATCGTCGCCTTTTTGCCTCGTATACTGAAAATACATAATCCAGTGCGCCGTCAGAAAATCATCATCAGAAAGCGGTTTCTGCTTGTTTCGTCCAAGTTGATAATAAACATCTTTCCAAGCATCATTGATATCTTCCCGAAGAATCGATCTCTCATCATCAGTTATTTCGTATGGTTCATAAAGAGTCGTTAAGTAAATAAGGCGGTTTTTCAGCAGCTCCAAATTCGAAAGTTTTTTACCACGATTGTTCATGGTTTCAAATGCCACAAAAACATCGAAATCATCTTCGATTTCATGTAAGTTGAACATAAGGTTCTGAGTTACTTTTTTAAAGAGCATTTCTATCTCTGAAATACCATATGTTTTGTAATAATTTACTAAATTATCCTTAAAAAAAAGTCTGGCATTTTCAAGATTGAGAGTGTAGAAAGTCTCGGTGATGCTTCCACCATCAGGCTCACCTAATATTTTATGTCTGAGGTATTTGAAGCTTGGATTATCCCTTTCATAACCAAATTTATATGTGTTCACTAAAAATTGAGGAGGCATTTGAATCACTAGGTATTCTTCTTTAATCTGCTTTATGCTAAATGTTCCAATATAAATATCTGAGTCGGGTTTCCCAACATTCTCTGGAATTGATTTTATTAAATTAAGTATTTCATTTATAAAAATAACAAACGTAGTAAGCCTCTGCTGGCCATCGACAATATGAAAAGGTCTGAACGCTCGGTCTTTTATCAACCAGCGTTCAGCTGTCCAATTCTCCGCTTCATAATCTTTTCTTGTAACTTGTTTTAAAGATAACAAGCCGGTGTAGTGAAATCTTTCACTTGGAAGATTAACTATGTCCTCCCAGAAATCTTTTAATTGTCTTTCTTGCCAAGCATATCCCCGCTGATAATCCGGTATCTTGAAAATTCTATCTTTGAAAATACTCTTCAGTGATTCCAATGTTTGCATTAAAAACCTCCTCATTTATTCTTAAATAAACTATTTTAGTCCAAGTTTCCTTTCCTCTAGTAGCGTCAATATTTCTTGAAAAGACAACCCCGTCACTTTCTGTGCCTCTCGTGCAAATGCTCGTGATGTGTTCTCATAGGCTGAGTTGTAAATATAACTGGGATTCCCATTTGCTCTGGATCAAACCCAAATTGTATAAGTCTATCTTTGCACATTCTTCTTTCATCATCTGTGAAGAGATCACCATAAATCAATAATTGCTTCTAATACTTATTTAACATTATAAAATATTCTCATGACCTTTACAATTGAAACTGGAAAAAGATACTAATTTGCGAAATGTATTTCCAATTGATGAAACCAGCATGCCGACGTTTCAAATTATTTCACGATCATTCATCCGGTTCGTCATTTTTATGCTACTGCAGTTTTTACTCTATATCCGTAATTATTCTGGTAGAGTGTGCTAATTCAATTAGCTCTTCTAAAGTGATTTCTAAGTCGTCAGATATATTTGTTGGTTTCAAATTGCCTGCGTGTTCGATTCTCATCTTAACTGCTCTTCTAATTTTTCTCAGGTAAAACTTGGAGCTACCAGCTGCGGCCAACGCAGCTCTCGAATAGCTAGAAACATCTGATATCGAAGAAGATAAAATGCAGTTGCAAACTTCGCACTTAAACAAATATTTTGCCACCCCTGTCACTACTTCATCAATGGTCCAACAAGGTGCACAGCTTCCACAAATAGGGCAAGTAGGTACATTTCTATCAATAAACCGCTGCGACATACATCCAACAAAACCATCAACTCTTTTAAATGTCATAAATACCTCCGGGCGTCATTTTTAATATGCTAATTATAACATGTAAATCATTATTTTAAACACAATGAATCTCTGAGTTTCTTTTTTCGATATCAATTGACCTCCTATCTATTAGCTTGGAGAATAAAGTAAAGTTGAGGATTTGTAAAAACTTCTTGATCCAAAACATAAAAAAATGCCTACAGAGTGATTCACTCCCGCAGGCATCGCTCTCACCACTATTCATATTTAATAAATGCATCTGTAAAGCCGGCTGCTTTGACCTTGGAAAGTGCCCTCTCCGCATTGGATCTTACACTATACGCTCCAACCTGGACCCGGAAGAGTTTCTTTTCTTCAGACTGATGAGAAACCGGGTTTGTAAGAAGCTTCTTCACATCAGCCCGAAAAGCATCCATGCTTTTCCCGTGTCTTGAGAACCAGTGCTTTGGATCGATATGGTTGGAAGCAGTGCCTTTTTGATATCCCTCGAAGTGTCCGGTAATATCATTCTCCGTCAGATCATAGAGTTTACACAGATACACGCATAGCTCAATCGCTTCATTGTAGATTTTGTTGAAATAAACGAAGTCAGTCAGACCGTCCTCGCAGATTTCAAAGCCGATGTGTGTGTCGTTTGCCGTACCTCCGGCATGCCAACCTCGATGATTCCAGGGCAAAGTTTGATAAGTAGCTATAGTGCCATCTTTTAGTTTGCCAATGAATGCATGAACACAAACCTGTCTGCCTCCGGGCTTGTCCTGATTCCAGTGGTTGTTGTACTCATTTCTACCGAGTAATCCATCATCCGGCCCAACATAGCGCTTTAGGTTTGGATTGTTCGCCCCAGTGGAATGCACCATGATTCCTTTTGGGGCGATGGTTTTGCCGGCTTTATAGCAGGCATTGTTGGTTAATATTTGTTTTTTCAGGTTCATTTATCTATCCTCCGTGTTTTTATTAAGTTGCTCTAAAATGTCTTTAAGATTCTGTGGCACAGGCAATCCGATGTGCGCTACGTTTTCAAGAATGGAGACACCTTCGTTACTAAGATAAAAAAAGATGACGGCTGTTCTGATCACTAAACCGTCTTTGATAAAGCTTTGATCGATGATATGTCCAATGCCCACCAGGGCGAATATGATCACTTTTTTGAAGATGCCACGAAAGCCTACATCGCTGGATAGGTTTTTATCCAGCACCGCACACATGATGCCGGAGATGTAGTCGACGACCACAAATGCAACAAGTGCATACAAAAATCCATCAAACCCTCCCAAGAAGTAGCCCACCCATCCTCCAACAGCTGCAAATAGTACTTGAATCCAATTCCAAATATCCTTCATTATTGATCCTCCATTTCGTTTTATATTAAAAAGAACACCTCGATTTGAAGTGTTCTAGCAGAACTTCTGATCCTATTTGATTATTTGCTTTTTCATAATGCTTTTTATAAACGATTTATAGAACTCGTCCGTTTCAGGGTTGTACCCTTTTATACCTTCCCAAGTATACGGTATAACTTTTTTAACATCCTCATAAATGTGCAGGATATATTTCTTTCGCAGTTCAGCGGTATTTCCAAGTGTCTGTATCAGATCATTCTTGATTGGGTGATTACTCGCAATAAAGTGCTCATTTCGATCAATCAGCTTATGAATGTACTTCACACTAGGTAAAGAGTCGCTTTTTTGCTCATTGCAAAACTCGTGAGCTAAAACTAAATTCCAAATTTCATCGTGATAAATCACCTGCCGAGGCATCACATGATCTACATGAATCTTATGACCTTCCAGACTTTCTCCGCAGTAAAAACAGATACCTTTTTGATAACCATTCAGTACCGGGATCAAGTTGGTAATATTTTTTCTTTCATAACCTGTAACGAGATAAATTCTTCGAACATCATTGGCCAATTTTTCATTGCTTCTTTTTTGTTGAAACGCTGCCTCAATTAAATCCCATCTTGAATTGACTTCTTCGATTAGGCTGAACTCGGCGTTTGTTTCAAACAACAGGAATATATCGTCTTTTAGTATCAATCCTTCGTTAGAGTATTCGTAGAAATCCATCGGGATCTTTTGGTTGTTCACCGTATGGAAGCGAGGAATGACATCGACAAAAGCGTTCTTTTCAACATAGTCGATAGCCTGTGCTTCATCCACCAACCCTAGATTGAATCGATTTACTATGAACTCCATCTTGGTTTGTCTCGCTGGAGTACCTAGTTGTGGCATATTGTTTTGAAGCCGCAATTTATACAACTGAAAAAAAACATCCGCTAGCTCAGTCATGGTGACCTTATCTTTTCCTTGTTTGGTCAGATCATACAAAGCTTTTGCTAATGCGATTTTATAGGTAGCAGTATTCATTCCATACAAAATAATGGATCGCCAGTAATCTTCAGTTCCAAAGGGTCTACTCATGAACTCACCTCAATTATACTCGTACCCTCATTCTAACATAAATCACTTGCCTACAAAATGTGTTCATCTCAAAGAACCTATTCATAAACCCTGCTACTACTCGAGCGGTCTTTGGTGATCCTTCCGATGTAGTCGCTGAGTCTTCCTTTTCCAATCTTTCCTCCACTATCCACTGTGAAATCCGTGTAGAAACCATCCCCGCCAAATCGATGAGTGATTCCCGTGATGAGTCCGAGGTTTGACATTCCTGTATCTCCAATGATGATGGCTTCATCCCCAAGAATCAACTGAGGTCTAAATGGACCGGTGAAACTCTCGACTTTACCGACATATTGGAGGGTGTTTGCTATTTGATTGGCATAATTTTCAGCATCTGAAAGTGTGGTACCTTCCGGCAAATTGATATAGAGCGTCTTATTCGCTTGGAGATTCCACCCGCTATAGGTTTCCACATCCCGATAAACCTTCATGCTAAAATCCTGGTTATGGATACAGACTCTTCTGTAGGCTTCTTGATCATCCCGGATGATACTTCTTGTGAAGATATCTTTGTCTCTGTAAAATGTGTAGCTGGTGTTTCTTGTGAATCCTGCATATGAGTTTGAACCGATCACGACCGTACCATCCACCAATTCTTTTATCTGCCAATTTTCCAAAGCCTTTAGTATTTCCATAACGCCTTCTAGATAGCTCATGTTTACGCCGAACCGGTATCCAGCATACGTACTGGTGTTTTCCACAAACATTTCATCCGAACTTATATTGGCCTGAAATAAAATATCCTTAAGTATTTCATGCAGTAGCCCATACGGGTACGTGTTATCCTCGTCGAAACTCTGATCTCCCAGCGCTTTTCCAATGATGCTTCGCCCATCCACACAAACCACTTCGTTCAGCAAAGAGAAATTGCTTCTGTCCACGTAAAACACCCCCATTGTGTACGGTTCGCTGTCGCCCAGTATTAGTTCAAACTCCACCTTGCTGCCTGGTGAAAGTAGGCTTGATTCCTCGGATATCGCTACATTGCCTTTGTATTCCGGGTTTTCATTAAGCGGATTCTGCAGGCTTAAAGTAAAGGTGGTGATCGGGGTATCTATGGAATGTTTGATGGAGCCACTATCTAGATACTTCTCCATTTCAAAGGCGAATTCATTTATGAGCATTTTATGTTTATTCTCTGATTTATAAACACCGAATATTCCAAATCCTGAAAGCAGACTTACTTCTTGATGTGATATTGATGTATCATTCGAAATACGAACTTCATCTTGATAGATCACAGATTCCCAGTCACCTTGATGGATCTTGTTGGTTGGCAAGCCATATAATAAACCGTCCTTAACATAGAAAACTTCTGCCTGTGTATTGGGAAAGTGAATCAAGTCCGAGTATTGACCTCCAACAATATTTTCAATTACTTCAAATATAAGTTCCATTGCCTTGCCTCCATATCTATCATAAATCTCTCACGGGGGACACTAGCTTACGAGGGTCGGGCATCTTGCACTGACTTGCAATGCTTGTCTGAAACAAACTGTAATATTCCTCATATAACCACCTTTTCATTAAGAATTTGGTTCTTAGACGCCCTCTCCAAATTGAATGGCGAAGCTTGCGTCAATGACATATTGGTCTGTCTTATGTACTCCGTCTACTATGTAGTCTGCCGTAATGACGTCTCCTATAGCTGGAGGCACTTCGATCTCTACATAGGTTTGCCAAACCTTATCGTTAGTAAAAACACGTAACGTGGGTGTACTCGAAGAAGTATTTGCAACGAGTACCGACGCATCAGCACTCACGCGGACATTGCTTCCCGGGTAAGCCGCATCCGTATACGGAGATATGTCCACCCACTGCTCATCAACCCACTTATGCGCGCGTATTGTCGAGCCATATTGATTCGTTATCGCAAGTATAGAGCCATCCTCGTTAAAAGAAATGCCGCTGTAGGTCGATGCGGCGACGGTCATGGGTCTTGTTAACCACGCGGAACCATTCCATTCTCCGATAGATATATTCCCTGTTACATAACGCCCATAAACTAACCCGTTTCCACTTAACGCTTGGTCAGCATACCGCAGCGATGCAGACGGAAGACCGCGTGACACCCAAGTACTCCCGGTCCAATCAAATACCCAATGATATGGTGATGTAGCATTATCGTTTATAGCGAAAGTATTACCATCATCGCTAAGGTGTACAAAACCACCCGTCCCTGGTGGGAATCCCGTTGTTGGTCTCATTACCCAAGCGCTTCCATCCCAGTCGTAAACAGCGTTTCTTGTAGCATCGGCTTTAGTAACAGCCAAAACCGAACCATCCGCAGACATCGCATATTGACTCACAGCTACATTAACAGGAGCTACTCTGGGTACCCACACACCATCAACATAATTAAATATTTTGAGCTTACTGTCCGCATTTTCACGGAACGCAATACATAAACCATTTTTACTTATGATCCCTGACATACGTCCAGGGGACAGATAAGCCGCGTCCATTCTTCGGACCCAGTAGTCTCCTTGACGTTCAAATAAGCCAACGAAAGGTGCGTTAACCATATCTAAAAACAATAAGTTTCCATCACCACTAATTGATGGACCGCTTGAAACGGAACTAGCATTTAAAGATATAGCGGGACCATATTGCGACACATATCTTTTTAAAACTGACGTGTCTGCGGTTACCGCAGAACCCGCCACTTTTATGGCAACGCTAGGTTCTCTGATGTTTCTCGACGGCAAAAGAAACCTAGTAGTAACGCCGTCACCCGTTGCAATAGGAACGCCGGCGTAACTTTGGCCAGTGAATACACCTGTTATTGGAAAGGTAGCATCGAATAAGTTTGTAAATCCAAGGGTTCTTACGTGCCCATTCCCGTCACTTATCCCAAATCGTGGCAGGTTCGTCTTTCTTTGTTTGTTTGCAGTGTCAGACACCCATGATATGTTTAACGCGCCAAGGCTTTGATAAGCATTCCGCGCCTCTTTCAAAAGCAGTTGGCCAGCTGGCCAAGTTGCACCACCAATCAAGTAAGCTATTAAAGCGTTTCTTTCCGCTTCTGCGTATAAAATATTGGGATTACTAACGTCTGCGGTTACGAACACCGTTGCAAAGATGGTTATAACATCAGTATCCGTTTTCGTTATCGAGATTGGGTTCCCTTCGGCGTCCTTCAACATGGCATGAGTGACCAAGTTGGTCGCGGTTGCCCCAAAAGCGATTCCAACTTCAGTTATCGTACTGCCTACGTATTCCTCGGGGTTCAGAACGATTTTCCGTTTCCAACTAGACACCGGAATGGCTTTTATCAATTCCTCGTTCACGGCGGTTTTGGTTCCAAGATGCGTAAACAAACTTGTTCTTGTCGCTACTACCGTCCCTGCGCCCGTACCAAAATGGATATTGACGAAGTACGTAGAACCTCCGCAAAGTCTTGTGTACATTTGGTCCAAGACGATGTTATAGGCTGTCGCTTCTTGCTTCAAGTCTCCCGTTACAGCATCTCTCACTTCAATGTCAAATCTATTGTGCAAATTTACTTTCTGTTCAATGTTCATGTTTTCCTCCTTACAGCGGATTTGTTCCGATCTTGGTCACGACAAAAGTAAAGACTAACCCGGTGGTCATGTTTTCTGTTTCAAAAGCACTGCTGCGATATACCTGCGCCACTGTAAACGTAGGTGTTACGAACGCTGTTAAGTTTTCTTTCAGGTAGCCCTCAGGTGGCGCTAAAACAGGTGTAAATGACAAAGCAAAAGACTCCAGTGCAAAGCGACTGCCTTGATTGATGCTGTCCAATTCCATAACGCTTCGGTCATAAGTGATTGTCATATCACCCGAAGCTGAACCAAAGTTCTCCACCGTAAAGACCAATTCAGTATTGTCCGACCCTGCCGATGTGCTAACGACGTGGAACGCCGCATTTAGCGTGTCCTTGATCGTAAATGCTGGCGCAACAGTAGAAAGATCCACGTCAAGCACGTGACTAAATGTTAAGCGAATCGTCGTGGCGTTATCGTTCGATAATTCCAGTGCAACCGGATAGATCGGCTCTGCTACGTTGAACCAAACATCAGCTATACTAGCTTCAAGGTTCTCATCACCACCAAATAAATCTCTTTTCCCTATCGGATGTACTTCAAACGTGATGTCTCCGAGCCCCACAGAAATCGTTTCAGATGGTGATGCCATTCCACTCCAGTTTCGATGCGTGATGAGCCAGTGCACTTGTCCCAAGTTATCTTCTATCATGAATCCCAGCCGATAATCATTCGTAATAAATAAATTGATAGATTCTGCTATTGCGTCAAATTCAAGAATTACTTTCTCTGGTTCCCAAAAAAAACTTAAATCGCTTTGCTGGCACCAGTTGCGGTAATAAACCTTACCATCACTCTTGATATAAGCGACCACGACTCCTTGATCTCTGTCTGGATAGTATTTACTTTTCCATCCTCTGCATGCTTTAACTTTTAAAGTTGAGGCTGCTAGTTGAGTCCGACTTTGATGATGATCCCATTTTTGAACCCATAACACGTTATTGCTGTCTACCCAAAATATATACGGTTTTTCATCAGTGACTATCCTCCACTTTTTTCGGTGCATTTCCCAACCGCCATCAAATGCAATTCCGACGGATAATCCAACACCCAACTCAAATTGGTGTTTCCACCCTTCACTCAGTAAATCAGGATACTCTCTGATTGTTGTTTTCACGATCGAATCATCAATGTGTATCTCATAAATTCGATCTGGATGACCGTATGGCACCAACCTTCTCACCGCTATTGATATGTCTCCTAGTCCATCTTTTTCTCTTATGGTTTCAGTTAACCAATAATCAGAATCCATTATTGTTGATCTTGCTCGGCTAACCTTCACACTCATTTTGGGATCTGCATTATTGGCGGGGGTCTGCCTCTTGCTTTGGAGTTTCTCATTTAAGTTAGAGGTGATACTTCTCATAACTCCACCTCCTCTTCGATGATCATAGTTATTTTGCCTTCAAATAAGCTTCTATCCTTGTCGCCTTGAGCGTAGCTGATCCGCTTCCACGTTATGCCTTCATCAATGTACACCAAGTACTGCTTATTAAGAATAGTTAGTATTATTGGGGTGCCTTGATCGATCAGATGATTCAGTATTTCAGCCTGGTTTAGCGTGGATACGATGGTGCCTTCCATGCTTTTCATTGGATTACCGATAATCTGGACATGATAACTTCCGTCGAGGAGTCGGTTTACTTGCTTATTAGAGGAATATATCGTCGGGGAGAGTTCCTTTACAATTTTCGATAAGGCTTCACCTGTGGATGTTTCCAGCCTAATCATCCTAACCTCGCCTCCCTTCTAAACTGATCCATAATGATGTCAACGACCCCGGTCAGTTCATTCTTATTGTTGATCCCTCGAACCTCGATCACTCCGGTATGCTCAACAATAGACCTAACAGTATTTCCAAGCTCAGGCACCACTGTTTTCATGTTTAGGTTTGAATCCACGTTAAAATCGGTAGGAATCGAGGTTTGCATGTCCCTTGCAACCTTACCCATCACATTTTCAAAACCCACCCCGATGCCCGCACCCATATTTTCACCGATCCCAGCAAACACCACAGATGGGGAGTGAATCCCAAGTACGTTTTTCGCACCCTTCACAATACCCGAGAAGAAGCCTCCAATTTTTTCACTGATCCAACTGCCCATTGATTTCATGCCTTCCCACAAACCACTCACGATGTTCTTACCAATTCCAAACACCGCACCCATGCCTTTGCCAATGCCAAGGACTATTGCAGAGATGATTTGCGGTAAGGATGATATGAGCTGCGGGATGGCCCTGATTAGTCCTACAGCTAGCTGAAGTGTTAGCTGCGCACCCAAAGAAATGATTGCCGGCAGATTGTTTGTGATGAAGCTGATGATACTGGTAATAATTTGGGGCAACGCTTCCATCAACCTGGGTAGAGCGTTTAAAAGCCCCAAGGCCAAACCTTCAATGAGAGCAAACGACGCTTCCATGACTTGATCCATGTTACCTATTAAACTCTGTGCAATGAGGATAACCGCCTCCATAGCAGCGGGGATCAATACCGGCAAAGCTAAACCGATGCCTTCCACAAGGGATGTGACCAGCTGCACCGCAGCATCGATAAGTAGCGGAAGACTATCGATTAGTGCCCCCACAATCGTCAATACTGCAGTAACGGCTGCCGGGATCAGCTCAGGAAGGAGTTGAATGATGGTTTGTAGTACTTTTGTGAATAACTCTGTAACGGTCTTGAGGAGCATGGGCAACATTCCACCGATGGCTGATAAAATAGCATCCGTCGCCTTAGGTAGAGCTTTCACGATATTTTCAAGCACCGGTACGATATTTTTAACCACAGTCTCAAATGCATCAACCAGATTCTCGGTCAAATTCGTCATGTCGGCGTTGGCGTTTCCGAGTCCCGCTGTGAAAGATCCAAGCGATGCTTTAAGTAGACCGATTGATCCGCTGATGGTTTGAGTGCTTTCCTTAGCGAAGTTGCCAGCATACTGCTGGGTATTTTCGAAGAACATCTGCATGGCTACTTCAGCCTTTTCTGCTTGCGTCGCACTGTTCCAGGTGAAATCGAGCCCTTTTGCAAGGGCATAAGCTTCCACGTTGGTAGCGTTCATGGCCACACCCAGGTTATCCATCATGGTAAAGTTGCCTTTAGCCGCACCAGCCACCGAATCGAGTGCCATTTGCATATCAATGCCCATGACAGAAGCCATATCGGCTGCTCGCTGCATGGCTTTTTCAGTCAACTCGAGGCTTTTTTGTTGGTCGATACCAGAGCCTTGGAACAAAGCGCCCATTTTATTTGCCGTTGCCAGGTAGTCACTTTGAGATACTCCGAGGTTTTTATACGCTTCCTCTCCAGTCTTTTGAATCGAAGCGGCGTACGCTCCGAAAACAGCCTCAGAGCCGCCGAGATTCTGTTCCAACTCGCCAAACTGCTGCACGACTTCCGTACCGAGCCTTATGGCAGCCGCTCCGGCAGCTACCACCACAGATCCCATGGCTATCCCCATGCCTTTAAGTGTGGTGGAGAGTTTCCCAAATCGATCTCCGGCAGCATCTGCGGATTTACCGGACTTTCCTAATTCTTCCCCCAAGTCCTGGGCTGTTGCGGTAGACTCCCCTAGTTCCTTTTCCATCTTATTAAGATCCGCGTTTGCGTTATTAAGCTGTATCTGCCAAGCTTTTGTTCTCTTGTCATTTTCTCCAAATGATTCCGCAGCATTGTTGAGCGCTGCTTCAAGCGTGTTGATCTTATTTTTCTGCTCGTCGATTTCTCTAGTTAAAACTTCACTACGTGCTGTAGCCGCCTTTATGGATTTGTCCTGATGGTCAAATTGAGAGGTGACAAGATTCATTTCTGAACCCAGCACTTTGAAGCTTTGATTGATATCTCGAAGCGCGTTCTTAAATTCCTTTTCCCCTTCGATTCCGATTTTGAATCCGAAACTATCAGCCAAGTTCATCACCTCCATGTGGGAAATAAGCGTGAAAAAAGCACCCCGTTATGGAGCGCCACTTTCAGTAAGACTATTTAATAATAAAGGAGTATCTAATAGTTTTATATCTCTGAAACTAAGTTTGCTTTCAATATTCACAATCATCCGAATAATCCAACTTCTAATATTTATCGAACCCGAACTTGGATAACCTGTCTTTACAAAGTTCGCGCTCTTCTTCCGTAAACAGGTTCTCATACTCAGGTTTCAAGACGTGTGCCTCAACAGACAAATCTAATCTTTTATTTTCCCATAGTACTTCAAACCCATAGGTTCCACCATCTTTAGATATGAGTTTCTTTGCTGCTTCAATGCCTCCTACTTGTGATAGCAGCTGCAAAAACCGTGTTGCATTGTAGCCTAACTCTTTCTTTGCACGGTCATAAATACTTTTCATGTCTGCGTTAAACTTTATTTCCAAAGTATTCATTTTCATGCCCCCTCTATTTTATAACATCCCAGTTATTTAAGTGATCTGTAACATTTACAGTCTTTTCACGAACTTCGGTGGCTTTCCCATCTTCGACAACAAAATATAAATGCAACTGGTTGCTATCAGCTGAACGGTTTTCATCTCGATACTCACCTAATTCATCTGCCTCATATAGAAAGAAGTTCCAATTGCCATTTTTATCAACAACAGAGAAAAGACAATAATCATATATGCTACCAATGATTTCTTCGAGATTTATTGTATGCCAAGCATGTTCATATCCAGATCTATGCTCATATGTTTTACTATGATAAAACTTAATGATAACTGCTCTTTTAGCACCAACATCAGGCTTCATAATTTTAATTCCACTACCCTCTAATCTTGACGCTTTCTCAACAAAACAATCTGGGAATTTGCTCTGGATCATTTTCATTGCTTTATCCCTTGCCTTGGATCTTGTAAAATCTCCTGCAACACCACTGTCTTCTTCTAACAAATCTTCATCCACCTCATCCTTGAGAGATTTAAGTTCACTTTGAACGTCTGTCACCTTCTCCTCGAGGACTTGCACTCTGCTCATTAACTCCAAAATAATTTTATCATAGTTCATCAAAGGCACCTCTTTCTTTTTTGATTTTATCATACAAGATATAATCAATTATGTCAATGATATATTTAGATAAAATTATGATAAGATCATTTTACCAAAAACACCTCTCAAGAAAAAAATATTTTTAAAACACTGTTATCTGAAATACGAGTGTGCACTGTTATTTTCGTTTGTACATTTTAATTATTTACGCATAGAAATAACATCTAAATCCATTCAGGTACAATATCGTCGATTAAGCCTTCCTTCTTCACCCACAGCTATTCGATGGTCAGAGTTATCAGTTAGTACAATACAGGAATAACAGTCCTCGTGCGGGAACGCCTGCATCGTTTTAGCAACCGAAAAGAATGCAACTAAAATATGAGTTCGTATCTGGTTCTTGGTAAAAGAGTTGCCATAGCTTATCGAAGTTTCGAGCGAGCTGGTTGCACCTCGATAAATAACCTTTTAGATCCTCGCAAAGCTACGATGTCAATCCCCTTCTTTATTGTCGTCAATTGACTCTCAACTGTGTATCCTGGCTTTTCTAACTTTTGCGCCACAAACTTTACCACATCATTTTCAGTAAACATATCTATCTTTTTTATACTAGATTGTTTTATATGTCAATTCCTGGTGAATCTACATTTCGGATAGTTGGAACATCCAAGAAAACTGCCATACTTACCGTTTCGTTCAATAAGAGTACCTTCGCATTTGGGACATTTAGAACCAGCAGTAAGCGTTTCGAATGCATTAATCTTTTCTTCTATCTTTAATATGTGTTCTTGCTTAGCTTCAGGATTACGAAGTGTCTGATTTTGAAGTTTATTAACTATGGCGGCAACATCAGAACTTCCAATAACTTTTTCCATATAACCTTGGATAATTTGGTTTATCCGATGGAAATAAACAACATGGCTCGTTGTTTCTATTTTTAAATCACACTTTGGGGAAAACGCTACGATTGGTATAATCGGAACACTCCCATATTCAGATAGCTTTGATTCAACTGCTTTCACATGGGCATAGTTTTGATGAATTGGATTCATAAATCTGCTTTTCTTTCCGTAAATGTTTTGTGTCCACTGGGCTGATTTCTCAGATCCAAAAATCCACCCAGTATAGTTTTTAACTTCAATTACAAATACCCCATATTGCGAAATCACAATGTGGTCTACTTGAGTTGTCCCTGTGTTCGTGTCGAAAATCATGTCGTTTAGGGTTGTATATTCATCCTTTGGTAAACGACCCAAAACAACAGATACTGCCTTTTCTCCAATCCAACCCTTGATTGTAGGTCTAAATATCTTTAATAACGCTGTAAGAAAAATGAGCAACCATATAAACCAAAACTGGGACATAATATAGAGCATCACGACTCTCCTTTCAAAAACATTAATGTAATTATATCCCAGTTGGTATAACATCGTCAATTTTGTAATCTTGTTTCGAGTTGGCCAGTCCATACGATTGTTTGTGACACTCGAACAGATCTAGGAGCCATCCTAGTGGCATTAGCCATACTTTATCTTCGGCAAAACCTAGCTGCACGGTACCATAGTAGATAAGTCGGGTAAATAGTTCTTCATCACTTACCCGACTTCCTCGTTTTTTGAGGGTTCACTCTCCACATTTCGTTTGGTGCCTCTCATCATACTGACCATGATGGCCTCTTTGTAATTTGCTAGATCGAATGGGGTCGTAAGTAGCTCGACTTCCTCTTCTGTTATCAGATCTCTTTTAGAATCCTTATTCCGGATGTTATGAATCTGAATGGATTGATTGGCAAGGAGCGTAATGAGCCAGACAATCTCATCCAGGGCGAGCTCAAAATTCTCGCTTTTCATCAGCTTCTCGCCTAGGTTTTCTAAGCCACCATAGCGCTTGGCAATTTCCTTTGTAGCCTTAGTCGTGAGAATCATTTTAAACTCTGCACCACCAATATCTATAGCAGAACTTCGTTCTTCTGCGACCTCATCTATTTCGATTCTTTTTTCTTCCATGTTTCCTCCCTCTGTTAAGACACAACTACATTGGCAACTCCCGTTGTTACAGCGTCAGCCCCACTTAAAGTTAGCACACAATAGTAATAATAAGTGTCTGCCAAAAGGTCAGTTGGGATGACAAAAATGGATGCTGTTTCTCCAGTAATTGATGTGCCACCGGTTGCAGCATCTACAGTGTTTTCAAACCACTGATAATTAACGGAATCTGAAATATTGGAGCTTGCCGCAACTGTTAGACTCCCTGTAATGCTACCAGCTGTTAATTCCGTCAAAGATTCCGGTTGAGAGGTAATGGTAATCGTCGGTATCACAGGTGCGAATTGGGGTTCATAAACGCTTGTGAACCAATTTATAGTCGTAGCTCCAGCTACTCCATTGTCGCCTTCCGTGACTTCTGCTTTCCAAGGATGCTTGTTTTCGCCATCCAACTTGTTCCGTCTAAAAACCGTTCCTTCTATGGTGGGAGAGCTAAAGGTGATGGAATCACCTTTGGTAGCAAGACTAGTAGCTGGAACGCTGAAGATCACCCTGTAGAGCCAAAAGTATCTGTATTTTCCATTCGCCTTCTTAGCGCGAAATCCAACCGCCACAGGGCTTCCGCCATCCTCACTTCTCGAAACGATTACATTGTTGCTGTCGATTTTACACCCCGTTAGATCGTGGGCTACCAAAGATCCAATGTCATCGATCCCTAAACTAAGCGTTCCATTCTTGAACTCTTTCACCACTTCACAGGGACCATCATCTGCATAAAGAATTGCTTCAACCAACTCAATGCTAAGTTCTGCGCTCATAGCTTTGGCTAAAACTCTGGGTGTACCATACGCCTCAATGCCATTAGCATCTTCGGTGATTTTGGCGTAGTATAAACTATCCAGTCCAATTGTTGCCATGTATCATTCCTCCAATTCGTAATTTTTCGCCACATCAATGGCGTAGTGGTGATAGCCCGTATCGCTCTCGTATACGATATACCGGCGGTCTGTTATGATAAAATCCGCTGCTACCAGGCTTCTGACTATGCGGTTTTTAACTGTCGTATAGCTTCCCTTGTCAAATAGAGAAATCCGAGCCTCCTGGATTTCTTGCCTAGGCTTATCATCGCTGTGAAGTTCAAAGGTGTCTATCAAGGGTGTGATGACGGCATAACGCTGTGGTGCGGTTTCCGAAAACACACCGGTTTCCACAGGCAGAAGTGGCAAGAGGAGAGTGTTTATTTCACTTAAGATACTCATAGTTTCTCCATCTCCTCTTCCAACACTGCTATCATTTCATCCATGCAAGCTTTTTTACTTGCTGCTATCGCCGGTTTTAAAAATGGCTTTGGCAACTGACCATGCTTTCCGTATTCCAAAACGCCGGCAATCATCGCATTGCTTTTGCCATCCTTTCGCGGTTCAGAAAAACCCACTTTGACGTTGAAATTGCCATCCTTATCCTGTTTTGCCGGAGAGGCTCCGAGTGCAAAAACCAGCTCTCCGGTGGATCGGCTTTCTACCTTAGTACCTTTACCGATGATACTTTGTAGATTGTTTTTTACTTTTGCTGCTACAACCTCGCCCCCGGCTCTTAAGACACGTGGGATGATCTCATCGGTTTTCTCTCCGATCCTGGATAACTTCAAAAGAAATTCTTCCGGCATTTTAAATGTTGCCTTAGCCACTTGAGGTCACCTCCTTGGCAAAAACCTCCGTATACATCCCGCGACCCTTCACATCTTCCACCGAGGTGATGTCAAATCGGCTGTCCCCATTTACGATGAGCGTGGCGGTAGTGACATTGAGTCCGGGAATCCGGCGGAAGCGGAAAAGGTCGGTTGCCTCAGAAAACGAAGCCCTATTTGCCCACTTCTCATTCCCATGACGTCCTTCTCGGTACGCCTTAACGCTCACTACAATGTTATCCGTTTCCGTCTTAAACCCTTCCAAATCTTTACCGACCACTCTCTCAATGATGTCAATAAAAGTATTCATCTTTCCATAGCTCATCACTACACCTTCCAATCCCGGTCAAGTCTTAATAGTAGATTGACCGTATTCCATACCTGCTGCCCAGCTTGCACGCTGTCCGCAAAAAAGCCACCCGTGCTGCCGTCCCTGGATTCATAGAAATGAGACGACAGCATGATGATGGCCTGCTGCGAAGTTGGGGGCATTGGGTTTTCATTATAGAAATTCTCAGCAAGGTGCTGGTAACTCTCGGCGTATGCAGTAGCACCAGTGATATACATCTGCAGGATTTCATCATCTGCGTCGTGTTCGAGAATCAAGTTTACTTTGACTTTTTCAAGCAGTGTCATATCACCACCGTCCTTTCATTTTTCCTAACTATCTGCCGCCATTAGTCCGGCGGCTTTTAGCTTTGAAACAAGTGCATTGAAGTCGACAACGAGTCCGGCAATGGTAGTAGCGGTTGAGTCTAACTGGTTTTCGGCCGGGGTGAACGGTGAGGTTAGCCCCGTCACCGAGGCTCCCTCCTTGATTTCAAGCGTGCCACCAATAACGGTTTTCTCACCGCCTTGTTCAGTGTAGTTCTTCGTGTTATAACTCATAGCACTCCTCCTTTAAGCTTTTTGCTGAAGAACTTTTATGGCTTCAGGCAAAATCAGTTTCCCATCCACTCGTTGGCTAGCTTTAAACCCTACTTGTCCCGTAGCAGCAAACAGCTCGTTGAGCCGTTGGAAGGATCTACCCTGTCTATCCGCTATCCAATAGTAACCGAAATCACCAAAAGCGATGGTCTTGGCACCAGCAGCGATGTTGGGCGCGTAGCTGGACGTTTTCACCGGTCTGTTTAAGATGGTATCCGGTTGTCCTGCAGTTATGGATGGCTGCCATAAATACTGTCCGTTGCCGTCTTTAAGCTTTCGGATAGCCTTAACGGTTGCGTCATTCATGATGAAGATGGCGTTTTTTCTATACGGAGATTTTAAAGAGTGGTACAAATCGATCAGCTCATCTGCAGTAATGCTTGTAGCAATGGCAGAGGTAAGTCCTACTTCAGCGCCACCGGTCGCATGTAGGATGCCTGTGGGCTTACTGGATCCATCTCCGATCAGAAACGCCTCTTCTTCTTTCGCTCCAATCCTTCTGGCAAATTCCGTTGCAATGTAGTTTGCAATATCAAAGAACCCATCATTAAGCAGTTCCTCGGAAATTTTGATGATGGTTGCCAGCTTATTGGCTCCAAGGGTGATCTGTCCGAAAGCGTCATCCGATTCAGGGATAGGGCCTTCTTCATCCACCCAAGAAGCTGTTCCTTTGGATGCCACCACCGGAATCTTTCGATCTCCAGAGGCTGTGGCAATGACCTTGGCAATTCCTCTGAAGATGTTTTCTTCCTGAAGGGCTGCAATCAAAGTCCGTTCGAATTCGTCCGGGACCAAGTACCCCCCTTCCGAATCGGTACCGATCTGCAGTGCGTTTTGTACGTCGAAGCTGTTTTTACTTCGCATGGCGTTCCAGAATGCTTTCCTGTATTCATCGGACGCTCTCCCGGTTTTCTCTTCCAAGCCTGCAGTAGAAGGTCTTCCAGTTAGAGGTAGGTTCAGTGGTTTAGAAAGTTCTCTGTCCAATGCCTCTTGCTTTTCCAAGCGATCGATCTCATGCCCAAGAGCCACCACCTCCCCCTCCATTTTGTCGTAGGTGGCTGTATCCTCAGCAGAAACAATGCCATCCGTTCCTCGTTTGGTATCTAGAAAAGCTTTCGCAGCTTCCCATGCTTTTGCACGCTTTTCGCGCAGTTCAAGAATTCTATTCATCTTTTATTCCTCCTATTTTTTAGTGTTGAATCAAAGAGAGCCGCTTTTCAAGCGACTCAACGGGTGAGCCTGTATTTTGTTTTGGTAGTTTTGGTTTTACCTTATCTAAAAGCGTGTTGGTCACCGCTCGGCGGCTGAATGCATAGGTAAAACCATCGACGAGCGCTCGTTTCTTTTCGTCTTCCAAGATTCCGTCAGCAAAACCAAGTTCAATGGCTTTCTTTGCATTAAGCCAGGTTTCCGCATCCATCAGATGAGAAAGCTTCGCCCGTGACTGCCCCGTTTTAATTTCATAAGCGTTGATGATGCTTTCTTTAAACTCAGAGAGCATGGCGATAGCCTTTTGCATTTCTTCACTATCGCCGATGGCTACAGTCAAGGGATTGTGCACCATCATGAGAGCCGTCGGTGCCATCAAAACCGTCGTCCCCGCCATGGCGATCACTGACGCGGCAGACGCGGCTATTCCGTCGATTTTTACTGTGACTTCCCCTTTGTAATCCATCAGCATTGCATAGATCTGACTTGCTGCTATGCAGTCTCCACCGGGCGAGTTGAGCCAAATGACAATATCACCCTCGCCGGAAGTAAGCTCTGCCTTAAAGTCTTTCGGGGTCACATCGTCATCAAACCACGACTCTTCGGCAATCACACCGTCAAGATAGAGTGTTCGAACACCGGTTTCTTCACCTGGTACCCAGTTCCAAAATTTCTTCATTCTGTTTCCTCCGTTTCTTTTATATTTGCAAACGCCCCTGCATCCTGCAGTTTGGTCATTGCACCGTTGATCAGATAAAGATCACCACCCAGCTCCGAAGGGATGCGGTCCAGGTTCTCAAGCTCCCGGATATCATTGGTACTCATCCATCCGTTTTGACGAGCGGTGGCATAACCGCTCATACGACTGACATAATCTCCTCGCAGCAGTCCATCCACGTTGAATCGAATGAACAGCTTCGGCTTTTCACTTTCCATGAGTAGGGCGCGGCTCATGGACTGTTCCCAGCGCACCACCCACGGATCTAAGGTGTATTTTACGAACTCCAATGACTGCTGTTCGATGTTACTAAACGAGGACTTCTCTAGATCAGCAAGCATGTGGGGTGGGACTCTGAATATCCGGGCGATCTCATTGATTTGAAACTTCCGCGTCTCCAAAAACTGCGCCTGTTCCGGAGAGATGCCGATGCTTTGGTACTTCATGCCTTCCTCCAAAACCGCCACTCTGTGGGCATTTGTGCTCCCCTGATAGGCCGCATTCCATGATTCCTTAATCTTTAGTGGGTCCTTGATCGTGCCTGGATGTTCCAGGACACCGCCCGGAGCGGCTCCATTAGCAAAGAACTTAGCACCGTATTCTTCGGTAGCAATGGCTAATCCCACTGCATTTTTCGCCATTGCTATAGGCGAGTAGCCTACTAGTCCGTCAAAGCCCAAACCAGGAATATGCAGTACTTCTGAGGGAGATAAGTAGACCTGACTCTCTGTCCCAAGGGATGGTGCATCTTCTCTACTTCGCTGGTACATATAAAATAGCCGACCACTTTTATCACGATCGACCATCATTTTGTTTGGCATTAAAGGGTAGAGTGCAACAACCTCTCCTCGGGCATTTCGTATGATTTGCGCATAGGCGTTCCCCCATAACAAAAGATGACTCATCAGCGTTTCTCGAAACGCAAAGGAAGTCATCTCCGGATTTGGTTCATCATGAAGCAGTTTATACAGCGGGTGCTTCAGATCCTTTTCTTTTCCACCGGAAGCGTTATACCTAAATACATGGAGCGGCAATCCCGCCAAGGTTTCGGATAGTATTCTCACGCAGCTGTACACGGCTGTCATTTGCATAGCCGTTTGCTCATTGACCGGTTTTCCAGCACTGGTGCTCCCGAAAAAGAAGCTGAAGCGACTGTTTCCAATCTCATCTCTTGGTGCATCGCGCGCTTTGAATATACCTTGCAATATTCCCATAGACACCACTCTCCTTAAAATGGGCATGAAAAAAGCACCTCATGCAAGATGCTTCTTATTCTATATAAATACATTCATGGAGCTTTTCTAAAATCCAAACTCCTGCTTGAAATAATACAATTACATTTTCAATCGAGGATGTGATGTCATTCCCATGAGAAAAATTATTTCTCAATTCCACTAAGGAATTTAACTGACCCTTTTGATTTTTTGCTATAATCTTAGTTGCAAATTCGTTTGACCATTTACTATTTATTTGATCTAACATTTTTTGAATTTGTCCCGTTTTGGGGTTGCATGATGAGTTAATTATATTTTTAGTCAGAAACTCCATAGCCTCCTCATTCGATCCTTTTGATACGTGATCAAATATAATTTGCTTAAATACGTTTTCGATTGTTCCACACGATTTGATTACCGCATAACTAACAAGGTATTTAATATTAGAATCAAGTTTGTTGCTATCGATCCATGTTTTTATTTTGTTTAATTCATTTGAACAATCATCAATTTCAATTTTATATTTTCCATTCATAGTCCACCCCAAACAAAACGTTAGTGGCTAAATTGATGCGGATTCTTATGTTTTCTATGTTTGTAGTTCTATGTGTTGCTGCATCAATAAAATCACTATTCGTTAATAGCTTAATGTTTTTATCTTTTAATTGTTCCTTATTTGGCATCTCTATTACTTTGCTGATTGCAAAACTAGTTGCAGTAGAAACAGCCTCAAAAACCACGGGGTTCACTTTTCGGGCATAAGTAACATTCTCTCCTTTGATTTTTACAGTCCTAAAAGCTTGTTCACCTAGGTTATCATACAAATAGGTTAAGACCTTTTCAAAAGTCAAAGTTAAATCTGTAGCATTATGTTCATCAATATCTTTGAACTCACTCATAAATAAGTTCAAATGCTTAGTTAAATTAATTTGTTTCAAACTTTTACTGTTAAAATCTCTAAACATATTAAATGCAAAGAAACGTAAAATTAATTCTATATCGGCCATTCTCGAGTCTTCTATATCTGAACCCAATACCTTTCGCCATACTTTAAACTTATTTAATTCAAAAAGCAACGTATTAAAGCTACCCTGATAAACACAATTTCTTATTTCTTGTGGCTTTAAAACTCGTCCACTTGTATTAATCCTTTCAAAAATCTGAAACATACCTGTGTCATCTTGTGGATGTTTTTGTTCAAAAATAATAGCGTGAATAGAAGAATTTCTAATTTTTCTTTGCTCTTCAGCAGAAAGCTCCTTGAATGCTTTTCCACGCCAACGCTCATTTATATTATCAGCATTAGATAATTTGAATATTTTCCCATCACCTGTAAATAATCCAGTAACATAGTCAAAGACAGTCATTATTCTTTGATATCCATCAATAATTAAACGTTTTTCATCCGGTGTTTTAGCTAGAAAAATACTAGGCACAGGCAAACCCAAAAGTATTGAATCAATAAATCTGCTTGCTTCATTTTTGGTCCAAACGTATTTTCGTTGAAGTTCTGGTTTTTCAAGGTCTCCATCTTCGTACATTGATATTAGTTCTCTAAACGTTAAGTCTGCTCCAAAGGAAGTTATGTTAAACAAAGAGTCATCCGAATATGATAAGCTTTCATCCTTTATTTCTTCTGTCAAATTATTATCTTTTCTTTCCATTTTAAACACCTCTATAATTCATAATAGTAGTAAGCTGGTAGGTTTAGAAATTATTTTTATATTTGGATTTTAGATCAACATATGTTGATAGATTCATACCTTTATATACTTCAGTTCCATACGATTCTGGTAACTGCGCAGCCTTTACGACTTCGAGAGGCTTGACGTTTGCTTCACGCATATCGTCCGCATATATAACACCAAAGAGATGAATCATAGTTACCCTTTTCGCACCATTGATCTCATACATTTCCCTGAGTTTATTTCCTAATTCTAGACTTGTCATGATAAGCTTACCTCCATTTTTAATTTCTTAAAATTAGCATACCATATATTCTTGTTGTTGCAAAATGATTCTATACAATCAAACATGGTGCTTAACTAAATTATCTCAAACACTAGCACTTGCTAAATAAACAAAATTCCCCGGTTATCATAAACAGAAGAACCAGGCGTTTGGCCACATCGTATTGCCCTATCAAGAGCCATAATGGTTGCCACAGCTCCGTCGATTTTTTCTGTAGATTTTTCTTTATCTGCTTTGATGTTACCGGCAGGATCAGTACGGATGTAGATATTATCCATCATCCACCGAAGTACCGGATGCCCACTATGAGCAATTTTTTGTTCGAGGGTCAGCTTCATTAGTTCTTTGGTGGGCGGGCTCATATCCTTGAAGCCCTGACCGAAGGGAACGACTGTGAAACCTAGGCCCTCAAGGTTTTGTGTCATCTGGACTGCACCCCAGCGGTCAAAGGCAATCTCTCGGATGTTATATTTCGTACCAAGCTGTTCAATGAACGCTTCGATGAAGCCGTAATGCACCACATTACCCTCGGTGGTTTGCAGATGATCTTGCTTTTTCCAGACATCATAATTAACATGGTCACGCCGCACACGCAAATCGATGTTGTCCTCCGGTATCCAGAAGAACGGGAGCACGACAAACTTGTCATCATCGTCAAGCGGCGGGAACACCAGAACAAAAGCAGTAATATCGGTGGAGGAGGAAAGGTCAAGGCCACCGTAGCAAACTCGCCCTCGTAAGGCTTCTGGGTCTACCGCAAAAGCGCAAGCATCCCATTTGTCCATTGGCATCCAGCGTACAGCCTGTTTGACCCACTGGTTCAAGCGGAGCTGCCGGAAGCTGTTTTCCTCGGCGGGATTCTGGCGGGCGGACTCAAAAGCCGCCTTGACCTTATCTAAGCCGACTGTAATACCGAGGGAGGGATTGGCTTTTTTCCACACCTTTGGATCGGTCCAGTCGTCCCCTTGCGCTGCGCCGTAAATGACCGGATAGAAAGTCGGGTCATGTTTTCTGCCAATGATGATATCCAGTGCCTTCTGATGAACCTCCCAGCAGATGCTGTTCTGATTGTCTCCGGCTGTCGTGATCAGAAAATAGAGCGGCTGCATTCTCGCATCGCCACTGCCTTTGGTCATAACGTCGTAGAGCTTTCGGTTTGGCTGAGTATGAAGTTCGTCGAATACCACGCCGTGGGTATTGAAACCGTGCTTGTTGCCGACGTCGGCAGACAGCACCTGATAAATGCTCCCAGTCGGCAAATAAACAAGCCGTTTCATGGAATCAAGAATCTTGACTCGTTTCGCGAGTGCCGGACACATTCGCACCATATCCGCTGCAACGTTAAAAACGATAGATGCCTGATTACGGTCGGCGGCGCAGCCGTAGACCTCGGCGCGTTCTTCATTATCGCCACAAGTCAGCAGCAGAGCGACCGCAGCAGCGAGCTCTGATTTACCCATCTTCTTCGGTATTTCTACATACGCTGTGTTGAACTGCCGATAGCCGTTGGGCTTGATGGTGCCAAAGATGTCCCGAATAATCTGCTCCTGCCAGTCAATAAGCTCAAAAGGCTTACCGGACCAGGTGCCCTTGGTATGGGAGAGCGCCTCAATGAAGGATACGGCATAATCAGCTAGAGCCTTGTTATAGACTGAATCCGATGCTTTAAATCGGGTGGAAGAGTATTTCTTGAGTTTCTTGATACGCCACCGCCTCCTTTCGCAGGTCATAAAAAATACAGCCCATCATGGCTGTATAACGAGGAACAGAGCCGGTTGGTTCATGTCCCAAGGAAATTAAGTTTGTTCGTGTTAGCTGTTTTCCTTATGAAGCAGGAGTTCAAGGGCAAGCTGCGTGTCTGGGTCAGCGGGCTCTAGATCCCAGCCTCTGTCATAATTGCATACGACCTTGCCATCTCGTTTGAGGATCAGCTTGCTGATCCTGCCGCCGTCGATTCCAAATTGCGAACCTTCCTCGTAGACCTTCATCCAGTAATGAAAAATGCTGTCGTGAATCTTAAGGTTTCCTTCTTTCCACATGGTGTGTACCTCCTTCGTTTTTGTATGTCCATATTCGCTTTGAAAGCACACTATAGCAAGTTAATTCAAAGATACAAATGCATAATAAATCGTTACGAAAGTGAGGTGTATTACGCTTCGCCGGTCAGGATGAAACGGGGGTATTCCTTGCGGTTTTCCTCCAAGTACACTACCAGCTCATAAAAGCCCATGTCGTTTGCGATGCGCTGCACCGCTACTACATCAAACATATTTGTAATGCCGGTCTCGCGAATAGACAGGATCTGCTTGCGCACTTTATCGGTCATCGTCGCACCTCTGGCAAAGGTCCTCGCCAAAGACTACGTTCAGTCCGCTGCCGTTGTCCCAGCTAACCATAATGCTTGCTGTATCATCCACACCAATTACGGTGCCCTTGGTGCTAATAGGCGGAGCCTGCACATCATCCATGCGAATAAGCTCCACGCGGCAACCGATCGGAAATTGACGGCGGATGCGGTCGACTACTTCTTTATTCGGAAATCTCATCACCAGCTGCCTCCTTTCCATTCAGCAGGGCATTTACCGCTTCTACTACATCGGGATCGTCGGTGGCAGCGTCAAGGTCCTCTGCGCTGAAGCCCTTTTTGGCTACAGTTCGAAATGCGGCACTACCGGTCAGGTTCCGAAGAAGTGTCCGGCGCGTTTCCTTAAACTCATCACCAATGAAGCCGAGTCTAAGGAGGAAGCATCGGAATGCGTACTTCTCATTGTCGGTTTCCTTTTCCTTGGCAGTCACTCGCTTATGGCTCTTCGCTGCATCAAGCATATGCCCAAGGAAGTGGGCGGCTGCGCTGATGACCTCAGGCTCCGGAATGCGATCGAACCAAGGGAAGCGGATACGCTCCTCGGTTACCTCGATTTCCAAGGTGTTAGCGCCGAGCGCCTTTTTGATGAGTGTCGCTTTGCTGTCGACCATCCTGCGCAGGTTGTCAATCGCCGCTTCGGTGGTGTCTTTCAGCGGAAGCTCGATGCAAAGTCCATCTGCGACTTCCTCGACCTCAGCTTCAAAGCCCATTTCACAAAGGCGCTCGATAAGCTGCTCAGCCTCGCCGCTGTTGGCGTGGTCATCGAAGGAAAGGATGCCATCCTTGCTGATTGTGAAGTTGTCCACCTGATAAGCACTTGATGGAACGCCGAGGTACTTGGCGTCGCTATCGAGAATTTGGGCAATGGCCTGTACCAGTCGCTTGCGGTCGGGTCCAGTTACGTTGTACTTGATTTCCATTTTCAAAACCTCCTATCGTTTTGGTATGTACATACATCACTCTAAAGGCACCATATAGCAAGTGATTTTCGAGAAATATATGTGCCAAATCGAGTCGGAGTAAGGGACGCTATTTCATCAGCGGTGTTATCGTCACGCATGGCTGTCCTCGCTGGCTGACACCTCTGCATAGGAGTAGAGCAGACCATCGCGCTGAACTGAAACCTTGTCAGCAGACCCGACCTGTTCGATGTAGCGCTTAACTATAACGTCGCAGAACTTCTCATCAAGCTCGATAGTATAGCAGGAGCGGTCAGACTGTTCGCAGGCGATTAGCGTTGAACCACTGCCGCCGAATGGATCGAGAACCAGGGTGTTGCTCATGCTGCTATTCATAATCGGATACGCCAAAAGCGGGACCGGCTTCATGGTCGGGTGTTCACCATTTTTCTTAGGCTTGTCAAACTCCCAGATAGTGGTTTCCTTACGACCGGTGTACCACTGATGCTTGCCGGTTTTTTTCCAGCCATAGAGAACAGGCTCGTGCTGCCATTGGTACGGAGAGCGCCCCAGAACCAGTGACTGCTTCTTCCAGATACAGCAGCCGGACAAATAAAAACCGGCATCCACAAAGGCTCTCCTGAAATTCAGTCCTTCGGTGTCGGCATGAAAAACATAGATGCTGGCGTCACCTGCCATGACCACTTCGGTGTTTGTGAAAGCATCGAGCAGAAAGTGGTAGAAGGCATCATTGCCCATGTTGTCGTTTTTGATCTTTCCGGCGGTGCCTTCGTAGTTAACGTTGTAGGGCGGGTCGGTGATCACGAGATTGGCTTTGGCACCGGCCATCAGCAAGTCAAAGGTGTCCTTCTTAGTGCTATCACCACAGACCAGTCGGTGCCGACCAAGGGTCCAGAGGTCACCGAGCTTGGTGAATGGCGGCTCTTTTAGCTCTGCATCTACATCAAAATCATCGTCCTTTACATCCTCCATTCCACTCAGGAGTTTATTAAGCTCGGCATCGTCAAATCCGAGGATCGAAATGTTAAACTCCGCTCCTTGCAAATCAGACAGTTCTACGGAAAGCATCTCAGCATCCCAACCGGCATTCATGGCCAGCCGGTTATCAGCAATGATGTATGCTCGCTTTTGTGCCTCAGTCAAATGCTCGGCAAACACGCACGGGACCTCTGTGATGCCTTCCTCCTTGGCAGCGACGATTCGTCCGTGGCCCGCAATGATGTTCAACTCTTTATCAACAATGACAGGGTTGACGAAACCGAACTCTCGAAGAGACGCTCGAAGCTGAAGGATTTGCTCTTTGCTATGGGTGCGGGCATTCCTGGCATACGGGATCAGCTTTTGTATATCCACTCTTTCAAATTTTGATGTAATTTCCATAGGACGCTCCTTTTTACTTCAAATTATGTAAATTTAATGGTATAATTGTTTTAATTGAATAAGATGAACTTAATAGAGTTCATCAGGTGCGGAATAGGATAAGCTGTTGGCCCCTGTTCCAAAAGGTCTTAATGATAGAAGGCTCTTCTTTCAGACCTTAACATAAAATGTGTTAGCCATTAGTTTTCATATGATTGTTTCAATCATGTGATGACTAATGGCTTTTTATTTGGGAGGAATGTGAATGGAAAAACGAAATGCAATTATCTATGTTGATGGCAGTTACAACCCCAATACGCGTGTGATCGGGTGTGGTGTTGCGCTATTCGATGGAGTTAGTAACAGGCCACACCGGTTAGCGTTCAACAAGCTACTAAAATCACAAGCGAAGTATGGTTCATGTATTGCTGAAATGACCGCCACCAAAACAGCCATTAAAACAGCACGATCCTTAGGCTTTACACACATCGATATTTTTCATGATTGGAATGGCGTAGATCATTTTTCCTACCGCGACAACATTAAAAAGCGCCACTTCTTGTGCCGAAGCTTTGCCTCGTATGCAGACTTTGTTGAAGAAGCCAGGAAATACTTGATGATTAATTTCATCAAAGTCAAAGCACATTCTGGCAACAAACTTAACAATTTAGTTGACAAGATGGCTAAAGCTGGAAAGGCGAATTAACTTACATTGTCTTGCTTTATCAACAACAGAGTCTCCGCTTCTTTTCTTAGGGACGAATACATGTCAACTCTCTCCCAGGGAAACAGACTCGAGTTGAAATGTCCATATGTTGCTGTGTCTGAATATATTGCATTTCGCAGACTAAGCTTCTCGATGATCGCTGCCGGTCGAAGATTGAACACTTCATTGACTATATCTGTTAACTCTTCATCGGTTAACTTACTAGTAGTGAAGGATGTCACGCCTACAGACACGGGGTTTGCTTTGCCGATTGCATAAGAAAGAGCGACCTCGCATTTTTCAGAAAGACCGCTCCAGACGATGTTCTTTGCAATATACCTGGCCATATAGGCACCGCTTCGATCGACTTTGGTTGGATCCTTTCCACAAAGAGCTCCTCCTCCATGCGAAGCAAGTCCGCCGTAGGTATCGACCATAATCTTCCTCCCGGTAAGACCCGTGTCAGCAGCAGGACCACCCTCGACAAATCTGCCGGATGGATTGATGAGAATCTCGGTCTCGTCATCAAATGGGAAGTCTTCAAAACACTGCCAAAGCACGTTGCTTAAGATGTCCGATTTCAGCTGTTCTTGTGTTTTGTCCTTGTCGTGCTGAACGGATACCACAATGGTTTTCACACGCGCTGGTTTACCGTTTTCATACTCGATGGTGATCTGTGCTTTCCCATCGGGCATTATGCCTTTGATGAGTTTACCTCTACGGCAGTCGTCGATGCGTTTTACGATTCGATGAGACAGGATCAAAGGCAGCGGAAGCATCTCGTTGGTTTCGTCAGTCGCATAGCCGTAAACGGTTCCCTGGTCGCCAGCACCGGTAGTACCATAAGGATCGATGATCCCATTTCTTGCTTCAAGCGCAGTGTCCACCCCGGAAGAAATATCCATGCTTTGACGATGTACAAACACAAATACTGTATACTTCCACGGGTTATAACCAACCTCACGAAGCACATTTCTCACTATATAGCGAATGTCTACTTTTCCGCTGCAGGTGATTTCGCCCGCCACGATGATTTTGCCATTGGTCGCAATAACCTCGCAGGCCACTCGGGAAGCTCGATCTTTACGAAGACAAGCATCTAGAATACTGTCGGCGATTAGGTCGCATAGTTTATCCGGGTGTCCTTTACAAACGCTCTCTGCTGTTTTATAAGAAATCATATTATCATTTTCCTTTCCTGGCGGATAAAAGCCGCTCCATAACATCATCTTGCGGGTTGGCACCTTTGTAATCACCGGTGCAGTTTTCCTTAACGATCTGGAATAATTCAAACCAAAGACGATTGGTCTGGTTCATGTAGTTCTGACCCATCGCTACATAGGGACTCTGTATCGCATTTCCCGTGGTAGGGTGTTTCGCTAGAAAACCATATTCAGTTACCGCCTCCTCGCACTGAATCCAACGAGCCACACTCATGGCATAGCGTTCCAAAAGCTGTGGTGATACGAGAGCAGCACAACCTCGATCATTAAGCCACTGCCAGGTGGACTTGTATATTTCACTCGCCGTAAGGGACTTGCCGTCTTTTTGTATTGCCTCGAGCATCTTGTTTGGTTCGGGCATCGCTTGTCCTTTAAGGTCTGCAGTATCAGAAAACTCCATGACCGTCAGCTTTCTACCTCCGGGATTGCCTTCAGCTATTTTATCAGCTAGAGCCTTTTTCTTTGCTCCTGCGCCAACGCGAGCACCACCTCGACTTGAACCGTCATTTGCCATACCGTTCACCTCTCTTTGCCGGTTGAGGCTATTACCTCGTTTGAATCTGCGTTTTTTAACACGAAGCCCCACGCCGCTGTCCATCTTTGATAGTTCCGGAGATTTGACTACCCCCACCGGTCACCGTTTTCGGCAGTGATGCTGGAGTGACATGATTTACACAGCGCCATGAGATTGCTCGCTTCATTTCCACCACCTTTGGAGAGTGGACGGATGTGGTGTACCTCTTCAGCGAGTGCGAGCCTGTCTTGCTTCTGACACTCCTCGCACAGAGGATGTGCTTTTATGTATCTGTCACGAATCCTTTTCCAAGACCGGCCATAGCGTTTGTTTGATGCAGGGTCGCGTTCAAACTGGTTATAGCGTTTATCCATGACTTTCTTATGGTCGGCACAGTATTGCTCGTGTTCAGCAAGCCGAACGCACCCTGGATAAGCACAAGGACGTTTAGGTTTGTAGGGCATAAGGTCACCTCCTTTTTGGCATAAGAAAAGCCTTCACGGATTCATTTCCGCGAAGGCGCTTGCTACAGCTTTCAATGTGTTTGTCTGGTTTCGCAAAAGTAACTTAGTCTTTTCCTCGTTCTTAAGAAGTAAATAAACTATTTATCCCCACCTTGAATTAATACGGTTCCACCAACAAATACGAGTGCGATCAAGGCTAGAGTGCTAGCGCCAATGACACCTTTATTGAACAATCCATCAAGAAATTTTTTGTTCTCACTATCTTTCTCAAAATCTTGGTCTGCAGTCTCCATAATCAATTCATAAAGTCTATTTTTCTCTTCAAATGTTAAATCCTCATTGTTCAATTCACCTTTAAGTATTTCTCTGACATCGTGATAGGCACTATGAACAGTTTCTTGACTTTGTTTGTTAGATTTCACAGTTGTTTCGTGTTCTTTCTCCATGGTTTTTAATGCATCTAATGCAAATTTGGTGAATTCTGGTAACTGTTTTATTCGATTTAAAATAACTTCTTTATCCATTTCAGGCATCATTGCAGCAAATTTTACTATTTTGTCTTTAGAAAGCTTTTTCCATGAATCGATATTAAGCGCTTTCTTAATCTCATCATCACTCTTAAATTTCATTTGTGACCTCCATAATGATATTTTTACTCAAGATGCTCCTTAGAGCGTTTTAAAGATTATTAGTGAAGGCTCATCTTCTGTTATTTTTGCATCATTCGAAATTCGTTTAGCCGCACGGTACCACTTACTTATATACTTGTCATTGAGAAATTCTTGATTATTTTCAATAGTCATCAAAAACCATGATAACATTCCATCCCAAGTTGTTATATTCCCACCAGAGACAATAATCCAGTCAAGTTCCTCAATTGTAAAGTTTGCCTTAGCACTGTTCCTCAAAAAAGATGTTGTTAACCAATTACTTTCATCATCGACACCACCTCTTGCAATGGGTACCACATGATCAATCGTTGGTGCCAATTCCCAGTATGCAATATGACACTCATCCATTTTCCAATTTTTGTGATAAGGAAATTCATTAGGCATCATCTTGGATAACAATTTCAGTGTACCTGGAAACACTAGTTTTTTCCCTGAATATCTATCTATGAAACCGTCCCTAACAAAAACTTTAAGCGCTTGATAA